GGCCGAGACAAAGCGAAGCTGCTGGAAGGCTGGGCTGAGTGGCACTACCTATCCAAAGAAGAGCAAACTGCCCTGCTGGACGCGTACAAACAAATGCGCCGAAGCCAATTCGACAAGCGCATCATGGAGCGAGTGTTCGACGAGAAGTTCTACGAGCGTCAGGAAGAAGCTGAGATGCAGGAAAGACTTATGAAGCAGCAGATGTACCAGCAACAAATACGAGCGGCGCAACAGCAACAAAGAGTGGCAATCCAACCGTTCACAACAATCGCAACGGACAACACAAGCGGCGGGGGTTTGATGAACAGTTTAGGGCTTGGCGGGATTTTTAGATGAACATCATCACGGTTGACTTTGAAACCGCCTATGGCGGTGACCTTGGCTTTGCCAAACAGACCACGGAGGAGTACATCCGTGACCCGCGCTTTGAAGTGATCGGTGTGGCCGTGCAAGTGAACGACGGTGAGCCTGAGTGGTTCAGTGGTGACCACACAGAGATATACCAGTTCCTGAAGAAGTTTGATTGGGAGAATTCGCTGGCACTTGCGCACAACGCAGTGTTTGACGGAGCCATCTTGAGTTGGTTGTGGCGCATCAAGCCCAAGGGCTGGTTGGATACGTTGAGCATGGGCCGTGCGCTGCACGGCACTGAAGTAGGTGGAAGTCTCAAAGTGCTGGCCGAGTTCTACGGAATTGGTGAGAAGGGCACGGAGGTCCACAACTTCATCAACTACTTCCGCAAGGACTTCAGCCCCGAACAACTTGCCGCCTACGGCAGCTACTGCAAGAACGATGTGGCCCTGACGTGGCAGTTGTTCCAACACATGAGTGCCGAGTTCCCGCCGACTGAGTTGCGCTTGATCGACCTGACCATTCGCATGTTTACCGAGCCGGTGCTGCGACTGAACCAAGACTTACTTGAAGCCCACCTGCTGCTGGTGCAAGCGAAGAAAGAACAGCTTCTGAGCAAAGCTCTCATTGACCGCGATCAGTTGATGAGCAACAACCAGCTTGCCGACCTGCTTACGAAGATTGGCGTCACGCCCCCAACAAAGATCAGCCCAGCCACGGGGAAAGAAACTTATGCCTTCTCAAAGACGGATGAAGCGTTCAAGGCGCTTTTGGAGCATGAGAACCCAATCGTTCAAGCCATCGTTGCAGCTCGACTTGGAGTTAAATCCACGCTGGAAGAGACAAGGACTGAGCGATTCATCGGAATTGCTAGACGCGGTGCGCTACCTGTCCCACTACGGTACTACGCCGCCCACACCGGACGCTGGGGCGGTGACGACAAGCTGAACCTGCAAAACCTGCCGAGAACATCGCCGCTGAAAGAGGCCATCATCGCACCTGACGGCTACCTGATGATCGACTCGGACTCATCGCAGATTGAAGCACGTACGCTGGCATGGCTAGCGGGTCAAGACGATTTGGTGGAGGCATTTCAAAATGGCGAGGACGTTTACAAGATCATGGCATCGGCTATCTACGGCAAGACGGTGGATGAAATCACGAAGGACGAGCGTTTCGTGGGCAAGACAACGATTCTTGGGGCTGGGTATGGGATGGGTGCGGCGAAGTTCCAAGCTCAACTTAAAAATTTCGGAGTGGAAGTACCACTTGAAGAAGCGAAAAGGATTATCGACACGTACCGAATGACGTACCCCAAGATTGCTGCGTTTTGGAAGGAAGCTGGCAAAGCTCTTGATGCAATTCTTGCCAACCAAACGGTGAGCTTTGGCCGAGACGGTGTACTACAAGTTGAGGGCAGCAACGGCATCCGACTGCCCAACGGCCTGTACATCAAATACCCCAACCTGCGCTTTATTGCCAACCACGACGACGGCAAGCGGGAGATGGTGTACGACACCAAGAAGGGCAAGGCGTGGGTTCCCAACCGCATCTACGGTGGAAAGGTGACCGAGAACGTCTGTCAAGCGCTTGCGCGTATCATTATTGGTGACCAGATGTTGCTCATTGCCAAGAAGTACCGTGTGGTCATGACCGTGCATGACGCTATCGCTTGTATCGTGCCCAAGGACGAAGTTGAACGCGCCAAAGAGTACGTCGAAGTGTGCATGCGTATTCGCCCCGAGTGGGCAAAAGAACTCCCCCTTAACTGTGAGGCTGGATATGGAGAAAGTTATGGTGATTGCTAGCGGCGAAGCCATCGTGGACTACGCCTACCCCTGTATGAAGGCAGAGCGCGGGTTGAGAAACCTGCACGAAGCCGCCCTTGATCGTCGCTTGGACGATGCCATCGAGTGTGGGTTGTTGGCCCTTGCCGACTTGAAACTCACCATCAACGCTTTGAAAGACATGAAGGAAAAAGAAGATGCCAAAAGTCGCATGGTCGTTCAGCAGCCTGAAAACATTCCAACAGTGTCCGAAGAAGTACTACCACACCAAGGTAGCTAAAGACGTTGTTGAGCCTGACACTCAGGCCACGCTGTACGGCAAGTCGGTGCACACCGCTGCCGAGGAGTTCATTCGGGACGGCAAAATTGTGCCCCCCGAGTACGCTTACATTCAGCCAACCCTCAACGTGCTGATGACCATTCCCGGCACGAAGTACTGCGAGTACAAGATGGGGCTGCGTGAGGACTTGACCCCTTGCGACTTCTTTGACAAAGACGTATGGTGGCGCGGCGTGGCCGACTTGCTCGTGATAAACGAAGACAGTGGGCTGGCCCACTCGTTGGACTACAAGACCAGCAAGAGCGCACGTTACGCTGACACAAAGCAGCTGGACTTGGTAGCAGTCGGCATCTTTGCGCACTTCCCGAAGATCAAACGGGTCAAGTCTGCGTTGGCGTTTGTGGTTAGCAAAGAGTTTGTAAAGACTCAGCACTACGCCGAGATGACAGAGAAGTACATGGAGAAGCCCCGCCAAGAAGTTGCACGTCTTGAGGCAGCGTTGGACAATGGGGTGTGGAACCCAGTGCAAGGGCCGCTGTGCAAATTCTGCGCAGTGAAAGAGTGTGAGTACAACAGGAGTTAGAGATGACAGAGGAAGAAAAGAACCAAGCTGCGGCGTACATCAAGCTGCAAGATGATGTGAAAAAGCTGATCGTGGATATAGTCAGTAACGCCCTCCAGTCGGAACTGAGAAACAATGTAATTTCGACTGTGGTTTACGACGGCATGTTTGACAGCCGGGTCAGAGACGTCATCAAAAACCAAATGAACAAATACTAAGGAGACGAGAGATGACGCAGATGACCAACGAGGAAACCGACACCGCACTGATTCTTGAGAACGAACTGAAGCGCCGAGTAAAAGAAGTGCTGGGTTCTGTGGTTCATGCAGTGGTGCGGGAACAAATGAGAAAAGCGTTCGCCGAGCAAAAAGCAGAAATGATGATGGAAGTTAGCATCGCTATCGGCAAGATGCTGCGGGTGATCGAGGAAGAGGGACGCAACCCTTTGTGGGAAACCGACATGGATAAACTTGGCTTTGGTCAAGTGCCCATCAACCATAACCTTGAAAAGGTAGACCATGCCCTACGTGAACAAACCCCGTCCGTATAAACACGAATACGAAATGCAAAAGGCACGAGGCGAAGGGCCAGCCCGTGCGGAGAGACAACGTGCAAGAGAAGCAATCGACAAGAAGTACCCTGACCGAAACAAAAACGGAGAAGCTGATGTGCGTGAAGGCAAAGATGTTGCACACGTCAAGGCTTTATCTAAGGGTGGAAGCAACAAAGACGGAACACGCATCGAGTCAGCGGCAAAGAACCGCTCATTCAAACGCAACAGCAAGCACCAGCTCGTGACCGAGACAAGCACCAAAGAACGCAAGAAAAAATGAACTTATCAGAGTATGACTACCCCAGACCGCTGGGGTTCAATCCGTTCGAGCATCAGAAGCAAACAGCAGAGTTTTTAGTTAGTAACCGCAAGGCGTTTTGTTTCAACGAGCAAGGCACGGGCAAGACCGCATCGGTGATCTGGTCCGCCGACTACCTCATGAAGCTGGGGCTCATCAAGCGCGTGTTGGTGATCTGCCCCCTGTCGATCATGAAGGCATCGTGGCAAGCCGACCTGTTCAAATTTGCCATGCACCGCACGGTGGCTGTGGCACACGGCGCGGCAAAGAAGCGCAAGGAAATCGTTGGCGGCATGGCCGAGTTCGTCATCATCAACTTTGATGGCGTGGGCATCGTCAAGAAAGAAATCATGGCCGGGGGCTTTGACCTCATCGTGGTCGATGAGGCGTCGGCGTACAAGAACCCGCGCACCGAGCGGTGGAAAGACCTCCGTGATCTTACAAAAGTAATAAAGGGGCTGTGGATGTTGACGGGTACGCCCGCAGCGCAGTCGCCTGTGGATGCTTACGGATTGGCAAAGCTGGTCAACCCCAAGAGCGTGGCCCCCTTCTATGGTCAGTTCCGCGACCAAGTCATGTTCAAAGTGAGCGAGTACCGCTGGGTTCCGCGCCGTGAGGCCAAGCACATCGTGCACAGCGTCTTGCAGCCAGCCATTCGGTTTGAGAAGAAGGCGTGTATCGACCTACCTCCAGTCACGTACATTGACCGTGACGCACCCCTGACTCCACAACAGAAGGGCTACTACAAACTGCTGGCCAAGCAAGCTCTGATTGAAGCTGCCGGAGAAGAAGTGAGCGCAGTCAACGCAGCGTCCAAAATCAACAAACTCTTACAGATTGCTTGCGGCTCGGTCTACACCGACACGGGTGAAGTGGTGGACTTCGACGTGAGCAACCGCTTAAACGTGGTACAGGAAGTGATCGAGGAGTCCAGCAACAAGGTCTTGGTCTTTGTGCCCTTCACGCACACCATTGATCTGCTGCGCAAACACCTTGAAAAGCACCACATTTCCTGCGATGTCATCAACGGGTCTGTGTCTGCCAACGCACGTGCAGAGATCGTCCAGACTTTCCAGAATAGTGAAAACCCCAAGGTGCTTATCATTCAGCCGCAAGCTGCCTCACATGGCCTTACACTGACTGCTGCCGACACCATCATTTGGTACGCACCCTGCACCAGCGTTGAGACCTACCTGCAAGCCAACGCCCGCATCGACAGGCCCGGACAAGTCAACCCCATGACCATCGTGCACGTCCGAGGCAGTGAAGTCGAGGCCAAGATGTACACGCTGCTGCGTAACAACATCGACAACCACAACCAGATCATTGATCTGTACCGCGAAGAAATCCTCGAAAAAGATTTTGAAGTTGCTTGACACTGTCAAGAACTGTGCTATACTGAACGTCCCTTTTTCATTGGAGTCTGAAATGTCAGAAGAAGTTGAGGTGGTCGGTGACCACAATTTAGAGCAGTTGACCAAGGTGTATTTGAAGATCAGAGACGCTAAGGACACACTCACATCAGAGTACAAGCAGGCATGCGCCAACTTGGACGAGCAACTCACACTCATCGGGCATCAGATGCTCGACGTTTGTAAAAACATGGGTGCGAATAGCATCAAAACCCCACATGGCACGGTCATCCGTTCGGTTAAGTCACGGTACTGGACGAATGATTGGGATTCAATGTACGACTTCATCGAGGAGCACGGTGCATTTGGCCTGTTGGAGAAGAGGCTTCATCAAACAAACATGAAAGACTTTCTCTCCGAGAATCCCGAACTCCTTCCCAAAGGCTTGAACGTTGAGAATGAGTACACCGTGGTTGTTAGACGTCCCAAAGGAAATTGAAATGAGTGAAGATACGCAGTTGAGACTTGAGGCAGTGCGCCTCGTAGTACAAGCCCTTGAGTCGTGTTCCGTTGAAATGGAAAATGTTGTCGAGATGGCCGCCAAAGTTTATGAGTTCATCAAAGGAGAAGCAAAATGAGCAACGATATTGCACTGTTGAACCAAGACCTCCCCGACTTTCTGCAAACCGCAGGGGTCAGTGAGCTAACAAAAAAGCTGGCCGGTAAAACCGGTGTCAAACGCATCGTGCCGAAGAACGGCATCTTCCGCAAAGTTGTAGGCGGCGAAGAAATGGGTAAGGTCAAGGGTTCCTTGGACGCCATCATCGTCAACGCATCTCCTGCGGTGGGTCGCATCTTCTACGCGAAGCAGTGGACCCCTGAGTCTGAGCCGACCGCGCCCGATTGTTTCAGCAACGACGGCCAAGTGCCTGACGCTGGCTCGGCCAACCCCCAAGCTGACCGCTGTGACTCGTGCCAACAGAACATCAAAGGTTCGGGCATGGGCAACTCCAAGGCTTGCCGCTACTCTCGCCGACTGGCTATGGTGCTGGTTGAAGACTTTGGCACTTCCCTTGAGGGTGAGGTGTACCAGATGAACTTGGCCTCCAAGTCTTTGTTCGGTGAGAGCAACACAGACAACGCCTTCACATTTGAGAACTACACCAAGTACCTCGCCAACAACGGCAAGAGCTTAGACTATGTGGTGACCACCATTGGCTTCAACGAGGACAACGACAACCAGTCGGTGCTCTTCACCCCTGCGCGATTCATCACCAAGGACCAGTACGCTGTGACTTCTACGGTTGGTGCAAAGCCTGAAATCCAGAAGCTGGTTGTGATGACCCCGTACCAAGCCGACACCGCTGGCAAAGCACTCCCCGCGCCTGCTGCGCCCAAAGCAGAAGCCAAAGCCGAAGTGCCCGAGCCGACCAAGCGCGAGTCGAAGAAAGCTGCTGCCCCTGAGCCGACTGCCAAGAAGGACTTGTCCTCCGTGGTTAAGGCTTGGTCCGACGAGGAGTAACCATGAGCCAAGGCTACAGCACAAATTTGGTTGCAGCAAACCGGCAGGAGAGCTTGCGCCACATCGGTGTTGCCCTTGGTCGTGTGTGCATCAAAAAGGGTGTTCCAGTGACGGACGTTGCTGCTCACTTCCACGTGAGTCGGCAAACTGTTTACAGCTGGTTCAAGGGGGTCTCGCACCCCCGCCCTGAACTCCAAAAGGACATTGAACGGTACATGAACAAAATTGGGCGCTAAAACATGTTTGATCTTCTCAATACCGTATTGCCTACGGAGGGCAGGTATTGCATCATTGGCATCGGCAAATACCCCGACCAACGATTTGCGGACACGCGAGAAGAAGCTGAAGAACTAATCCAAGAATTTGTCGGCAAGAAGTGGGAGACGTATTTTGGGTGCGCCAAGTTTGGCCCTCAAGACAATCGAACCCAAGACAACGCACTGTACTTCCGCGCACTGTGGATGGACATTGATTGCGGCCCCACCAAGGGTGTGCCGAACGACAAAGGGAAGATTGAAGGCTATCTCGACCAAGACATTGGCTTGACTGAGCTGAAAAAGTTCTGCAAGACTGTCGGCCTACCGCAACCAATACTTGTCAACTCAGGCAACGGTATCCACGCCTACTGGCTGATTGACCGCACTCTGTCACGCGCCGAGTGGAACCCACTGGCCAAGCGCCTCAAGGCTTTGTGCAAAGAGCACGGCCTGATCGTTGACGACAAAGTGTTTGAGGCCTCACGGGTTCTGCGCCCGATGAACTCGGCCAACTTCAAGTCCGACCCGCCAAAGCCGGTCGAGATTTGGAATGAACATACGCAGGTACTGACGTACGAGCAGGTGGTTGAGCTGCTCGGCGCACCGCCACCAGAGGAAGAAGTACCCGACTTCATCCCACGCAGTATGAGCCCCATGATGGAGGCCATGATGCACAACAAGGTGAAGCGGTTCAAGACCATCATGCTCAAGGGCGAAGATGGCTGTGCACAACTCAACTACTGCTACGCAAACCAAGAATCACTCGACGAACCTTTGTGGCAGTCGGCGTTGTCAATCACTGCGTTTTGCGTTGATGGCGATGAGGCGGCACACAAAATGTCCAATCAGTACCCAGAGTACGATGCCGCAGAAGTCGATAACAAATTGCGAAATATTCGCAAGCGGGGAGGCCCACATCATTGCACCACATTTGAAGAACGCAACCCCGGCGGTTGCGATGGCTGCCCACACAAAGGCAAGCTAAAGTCACCAATCATGCTGGGCGTCGAAGTAGCTGAAGCCGACCCAGATGACAACGAGATCGTCGTTGAAGACGAAAAGACCGGAGAGGAAATCAAGTACGTCATACCTGAGTACCCGTTTCCATTTTTCCGAGGTAAGAACGGTGGAGTTTACCGCAAGGCAGACGACGCCGAGTCCGATGCAGAAAAAGTGTATGAGCATGACTTCTACTTGGTCAAGCGCATGCGGGACCCAGAGCTGGGAGAAATGGCGCTGTTTAGGCTGCACCTCCCGCAAGACGGGGTCCGTGAGTTCACGATGCCAGCGGCAACGATTTGTTCCAAAGACTCACTGCGTAGCGTATTGGCCGAGCACGGCATCATCACCTACAAGAATCAAGGCGAGAACTTGGGCATGTACGTGGTGACGTCTTTGAAGAACATGCAGTTTGAAAAGAAGGCGGAGCTAATGAGAACACAATTTGGTTGGGCCGACAAAGACAGCAAGTTCATTGTCGGTACGAAGGAAATCACAAAAGACGGCGTGTTTTACAGCCCACCCTCGTCGGTGACCGAGGACGTGGTGGAGAAGATGGATGCCTTGGGGTCGCTTGAGAAGTGGAAAGAGGTGTTCAACATGTACGCCCTTCCGGGCCTCGAGTCGCATGCGTTTGCTGCGCTGACAGCGTTCGGTTCCCCGCTGCTCAAATTCACAGGTTTGAGTGGCGCAATCATCAACGTCATTCACCCCCAGTCAGGCACGGGCAAGTCCACGATTCTGTACATGTGCAACAGCGTGAGCGGCCACCCCAAAGACCTGACCAGCATGTTCAAGGATACCCTCAACGCCAAGATGCACCGGCTCGGCGTGATGAACAACTTGGCTAACACCATCGACGAGATCACAAACATGAGCGGCATGGAGTTCTCTGATCTGGCGTACAGCATCAGCCAAGGCCGAAGCAAAGACCGCATGAAGGGGCAGACCAACGAGCTGCGCAAGAACAACACGAAGTGGCAGGGCATCACCCTTTGCTCATCCAACGCCAGCTTCTACGAAAAACTTGGCGTGGCCAAGAACACCCCCGACGGCGAGTCCATGCGTCTGCTGGAATACCGTATCGAGCCGAGCGACCATATCGCGGTGGACGTGGGCAAGCAAATGTTTGACCACCAACTGTTTGAGAACTATGGCCATGCAATGGAGGTATACGGGCAGTGGCTGGTGAGCAACTTGGAAGAAGGCGTCCGTTTGATGCGCCAGATTCAGGCCAAAATCGACAAAGAGATTCAGTTCTCCCAGCGTGAGCGTTTCTGGTCAGGCGTCGTGGCTTGCAACATTGCAGGGGGTTTGATCGCCAAGAACCTCGGCCTGCACGACTACGACATGAAGGCAGTCTACGAGTGGGTCAAAGGCATGCTCGGCGAGATGCGCCAAGAGATTGCACCGCCCCGTGAGGACACCAGCTTTGTGCTCGGCGAATTCATGAACAGCCACATCAACAACGCCGTGGTGGTCAACGGTGAGATTGACGCACGCACGAAAATGGAGGCCGCGCCGATCATGGAGCCGCGAGGTGAGCTGATGATTCGCTACGAACCAGACACCAAAGAGCTGTACATTTCAGTCAAGGCGTTCCGAGACTTCTGTGTACGCACGCAGACAAACTACAAGGGCACACTGAAAGAGCTACAGAAATCGGGCATCTACCTCGACACCGTGAACAAACGCTTGTCTAAGGGCATGAAGGTTGTAACCCCCGCCGTGCGCGTCCTCAAGTTCGATGCGTCAGGCCACGACTTCCTCCAGCTGGGTGCAGACGATGCGAATCGAGACAGTGAGCTATCAGATTAACTGGCGCAAGTTCAGAAAAGGGTACAGCTTTTTTGTACCCTGCATCGACGAAAGGGCTGCCAGAAAAGAAGTTGAGCGCGTGACCCGCCGACTGGGTATCGAAATAGCCACAAAAGTCGTGGTACAAGAAGGCATAAAAGGGCTGCGCGTTTGGCACGTCTAGGGTAAACTGAAGCCGTTGGTTCAGTTGCCAACATCTCTCTCCTCTGACCTCCCCCTTACCCCGGCCAAGCGCCGGGGTCTTTTTATCTGCGGCCCTCGATATCGAGGCGGCTGGAGGAAGGCTCGATGAGGTCCATGAGCTGTGGGTAGTATTTCTTGTCCATGTAGAAGCCACGGTCGGTCAGCACACGACGCTTGAGGTGGTTCTTGATGGACTCGCGCAGGGTGTCGCCCGTGATGGGGTCAAACGGGTTCTTGTAGTTGAACCGCTGGATGGAATCCATGATGGAATCCATGTCCTTGTCGCTACGGATTTCCACGTCCAAGCGGTTGAGCAGCTGCTTCTTCTCGTTCTTGACCTGCAACATCAGTGCATTGGCCTTGAAGATTGCCTCACGCTGAGCAACCAAACCCTCGGTGGCAAAGCCCATACCTTGAGCAACGAGCTGTCCAAGCGTGTACTCGTCGGCTTCTTTGATGACTGCACCTGCTGCGGTAGTAGCACCCTCTTGAGAGTACCGGTACGCTGTAAGCGGCGTGCGAGCCATACCGGGGAGCAGCTGCTCCATGCCCTGCATGATCTTGCCCTGATTGAAGTAGTCCACGGCGCGGGGAATTTGGTTCGTGGTCAACGACACGAACGGCCCGCCGAGCGAGAGCAAATAGTCCTGCATCGTGGCTTGGGCAGTGGCCTGCTCCTTCATCTCGGGGAACCACATGTTGTTGAGCGACAAACTGCTGGAAATGTCATAGCCAGTCAGACCAGCAATGATGCCTCGGTCCATCAAGCTGGCGAGTGTGTGGTCACCAATTTTGACGTTGCCGAAAGTCTGAGGCAGCCAGATGTTGCGGAACCAGAACTCCAAGTCGCGCTTTTCGATTGGGTCATCGTCGTCCTCATCGCGGAACAGATTGCGCAGGCCTTGAGCGATACCCATAGCGAAGCTGATACCGGGCACGCCCATGTAGCCAGCCAGTGCAAACGAGGTTGTCAGCGAGCCAAAGAACTGAGTGGCTGCTTCCTTGCGCTCCTGCTTGGACATGTCCTTGGCCACCATGCGGTAGAAATTGCGCACGAAGTACGTGGTCACGAAGGCCGGGAACATCTTGAACTGCAGCACGGCACGGCCCATTGGCTTGTGCGCGTCCAACAACACTTGGCGCTCGGCAGTAGCACCCAGACCACGAGGGCGGTTCACAGATGCAAAGTTGCCCAATGCCGTGTAGGTTTCCTGCTCGGCGAGCTGTGCAATCTCTTCAAACGATTTGCTGGGGTACTTGATGCGGTTCAGACGGAACGACGACATGAACGTGATCTCACGAATCATGCGCTCCGAATGGTGGAACAACCCAGTCATCACATCGGTCACAGCTTTACCTACTCGGCGAGCTGTGGATGCTTGCACATGTGTAGGAGTTTTGCGGCGGTTGCCCAAATCGTAGGCCAGCGTGGTTTCGCTAATACCTCGGTCGATCATGTATTGAGCTGCACGCTTTTCTTCGGCGTTGAGCTGCACATTCTTGGAGTCGGCCACGGTGGGGGCAGTCATTGTGCGAGTGCCGTCCTTGCCTTCTCGCATCACGCTGAAGTTGTTGAACACGTTCATGAAGCGGCCCATCTCCCGAGCCGTAGCCACAGTGCCGTGCTTAGATGCAAGGACAGGAGCAGCAAACACAGGGATTGCCGACAGCTGAGCAACAGCAGTCTTGACTGTGGACATCAACCAAAGGAACGCCGACTTGTTGGCAATGTCTGCCATAGCATGACCAAGCGGGCTGCCCGGATCGGGGTACGCTTCATTCTCAATGCGGAAGCGCATCTCGGTGGTGAACTCACCCAAGCGTGCCTCGTCGGGATTGCCAGCCAGAGCGTCTTTTGCCGCAGTGATTTCGTTGAGCATGGCAGGCGAGTATTTGATTCGCGCCAGCTGGTTAATCATGTTGGTCGAAGTCGTCGCAAAGTTGCGCGAAATGTCGTACGAGAAACCAGTCGTGCCCTTACGGTGAATGAACTGGCGACGGAAGTTGCGCTCGGGCAAGGTGTGCAGGTACAGCTGATACACATCGTCCTTCATCTTCTCAGGGTCGATGGTGGCGTACTGCTGCTTCTGGTTACCGAAGTCGTCGGTCACCGTGATGGGTTTGCCTGCTGCCTCCTCGATTGCCTCGAAGATGGACTTAATCAGTGCGCTCGTATCCTTAATATCTTTGCGTGCGTCTTGGATGTTGTCCCCGTCTTGCAGGTCCATGTCCTTACGCATCTCTTCTTCGGTCCGAGTGTCTCCGGCAGCTTGCATCTCGCGCACGCGCTGGCGCAGGAACATGTTGCGCTCAACCTGAGATTCAAACATGTAGAACTCACGGCTCTTGCCCTTGCCGATACGCATCCAGTATTGGCCATAGCGCACCAACGGGAAGTACGGAGCACGGTATTCCGTGCCGTCGGCAGCTTTGATCTTTTCTGCGCCCTTCTCATACAACAGCTTGAGCTCGTTCATGAGCTTGCCTTTGGCGGTCTTGGGGTCGTTGGGCGTGCCGGGAATCTTGGACGCAGCCAAGTTGTCCATCAAAAGCTGGTGGTACTTGTCGTAGTTGGTCAAGAAATACTCACGCACTTCTTCGTAGAGCTTTTTGGAGTCATCGTCCAATTTGTTCCACAACTGCGTCAGCGCTTTGCTCTTGGTGTCCTTGGACGGATCAATCTTGGCCAGCGTCGAGTAGTGCATCACGTTGCCGAGAGCACGGTATTGTTCAGGGCTGCGGGTGTACAAGTCGTGGAGCTTGTTGCTAATAGGTGCCGCTTCCGCAGTACCTGCAACGCGCATGCCGTTCATGTCTTTGACCAAATCCCAAGCCTTGCCAATGTGGTTGGCCCAGCCAGTAGCACCGGTTTTCTTGCCGATGTTCTTGACCCACTCAACCACAGTTTCCGTCTGCAGCGCAGGCAGCAGCTGACGCAACGAGCCAGACTTCCAAGCATCCCAGTTTGCGCCGAGCACGTCGGCGAGCAGCGTGGAGTCACGAGTCTGCACCAGCTCTTGGATTGCTTCAAAGATGCCCGGCTGCTTGCGTGTACCGGCGAACGACTTTTCCAGCTTTTCGACGGTCTTATTTGTCTTAGCCACATTCTTTTTAGCCATCGCCGAGACTTCAGCATCGCCAGCGCCAGCACGCTCTTCCTTGACCTTCATCTGCATCAGCGGAGTCAGGCGTGAGGACAGCATCTTGTCCGTGATGTTGATAATGTCCGACAAAGCGTTGACCGTATCGGGGGCCATGCCAAAGAACTGACGCACTGCGTTCACAAAACGAGTGAACAACGACTGCTGCATGTGGCCCGGAGTCTGCATCAAGAACTTCTGGAAGTTCGGGTCCGACATGGCGTACGCCAAAAATTCTTTGGGGTCTTCAAAGATTTTGTCAAAGTCGATCAAGTCTTCCATGAAGAAAGGCAGTCGGCCCTCATCCATCAGCTGGTTCACGCGCTGACGGGTCAACTCCATCGTGCTTAGGAAGTCTTGCATTGCTCTGCCAATGTCAGAGCGGCGGTCAAAGCCAGTCTGCAAGGCGTCAATGCCCATCGTGATCTTTTGGTTCAGGGCAGCGTGCAGAGCTTCGTGCAAAACGGTGACGTTGTTGATACCTTGGCTGGGGCCACCACTCATGCCGCGCACAAAGATGTGACGCTTGCCGGACGCAGTTTCGCGTAGGAACAAGCCACGAGCCAAATCCCAATCGCGCTCAGCACCGCCTTCACGGATCACGTCTGGTACTGCTTCACCTTCTTCGATAACAGTAAACGTCACGTCCTTGACGAAAGGCATCAAGCGCTTGGCCAAAAACTTCTGAAACGCGTTGCCTGTTTGGATGACGTGGCGCAGTGCCTGCTGAGTGTTGCTGAACTTGTTGAAGCGCGTGTCGGCGCGACCGACTTTGACTTCGGTGGATGACTTGGATGTACGCTGCATCCCTGCCTTGACGTCAGCGAGCTCTTTGGGCGTAATGCCTTCTGTAGCAAGCGCAGCGTTGATGGCTGCTTCTAATTTGGGTTTGCCACGAGCAAGTTTCTGCTGCTCCAACAGCGACTTGATGGCCTGAATCTTTTGAATACGACGAGACTCAACAGCTTCTTGGTACTGCTGAATGTCAGGAAAGTTATCTGGGTCGAGCGGTGTGAGTGCTTCAGTAAGGGCAGTAGTTGCCTTTTGTACCTGTTGGTTGACTGCCTTCCAGAGCTTGGTGTTTTCCTTCTGCGCTTCGGCAGACTCAGCCTTTTTCTCAGGCGACAGCGGCTTGCGCCCACGGGTTTCAACCTTGGGCTCTTCCTCAACAACCTCACCGGGTTCCAGCCGAATTGGTTCGACCTGCTCAGCAACTACTTCGGTTGGTTGGGATTTAAGTTCTTCGCCAACAGCGCCAGCAGCAGGTTGTGCTTCAGGCTCAGCGGTAGCGGCAGTTGGTACAGCAGTTTCAGCAGCACCTTGGGCAAACGGGTCAACAATCTGTGGAGTGGCTGTTTCACTGGGGGCTCCTTCGGTCAGTGCACTCGGCTGTGGCTCTGCTCCGCCTTCAAGCGCTGCAACATCTGGTCCAGCAGATACCACTCCGCTTGGTTCAGCTCCTCCAACTCCTGCGGGGGCGGGCTCTGTATCGGGCTGTCCAGCCACTGTAGTGCCTTCTCCAACTGGGGCAACGTCAGGTCTTGTAGCATCTTCTGCTCCTTTCGCTTTCGCTTCGGCGTCCGCACTTAGTTCGGTCTCCTCATTGGCCATGTCCGTGGCAAGCGAGATAGCCATCTCACGAGCTGCAACCGGGTCTACGCCTTGAGATACAAGATGCGCGGCCTGTCCTTTGATGTAATCAAAATCGAGCTCAACCCCAGCGGCGTCTTTCTCTGCCTGCGACAAGGGAGCTTCAATGACTTTGATTTCGTTGTCAGTAAGCTGACGTTCTGCCAGCATAGCAAGTTTGTCTCGTGCAGCCTTGCCTTCAATCGCGCCGGTGGGTGCACCCAGACCAAACCCAGCAATACCTTCCAGCACACCTTGAGAGATGACACCGCGCATGAGTGGGACGTCGTAGCCTTCACGACGAAGAGCCACGTTCTCAGAGAGCTGCTGTTGGGAACCTTCCAAAGCCTCGGTGCCAAACTCAACTGCACCGGTGCGTGCACCTTGGCCGACCGCGCCACGCTTGGCAATGTCTTTGAGTTCTTGCTTGGCTACCGACTCGGCGGCAGCCTCAGTCGCTTCTACCGCACCTTCTTTCTTCAAGATGCTGTTGGCGATGCCCTTGGCCGCAGTCTTTTCAAAGCCCGATGCAGCACCCAGCCCGCCGAGCGCCGCGCCAGCAAGAATCATGTCAAGGTTTTTGCCGCCGTAGGACTGAGCAAGCTCAGCACGCTTTTCGATCTGCTCGGGCGGCATGTCGGTCTTTTGGAGTTCTTCCTTGACCGCGTCGTAAATCGTACCCTTGATGTTGCCAGCACCCATGCCTGCGCCGACACCGGCACCGATCAGACGGCCAGCCAAAGCGGACTCGCCGCCCAAAAGCGACGCAGCAACTACACCAGCTGAAGTACCCAGAGCGTTGGAGACGATGTCCACTGGAGCAACAGCGATAGCCTTGAGGCCTGCCTTCACTTGGTCAAGAACACCTTTGTCTTTGGCCTCATCCATGATGCGCTGGACTTCTTTGGCGTCCTGCTTGGACTGCGCACTGAACAGCTCACCGATGTAGTTCTCAGCGGTCTTAAGTGCCCCAGAGACAGGGTTGTTTGCGCCGAACACGTCGGCGAGCATGCGCACGCCAGCAATCGCACCTTGACCAACTTGGAGAGGGACGTCGGCTACCTGACGCAGAAAGGACTGGTCTTCGGGGCGCTCTTGCTTGGCAAACGGATCAACAATCTGCGGAGCCTTGACGGGCTCTTCCCTCGCAGCGAACGGATCGACGATTTCAGGGCGCGGCTGTTCTTCCTTAACTGCAAAGGGGTCGATGATCTGCATGTGCGGGCACCTTATTTACCATACGTACGGTTGTAGTATGCCGTCAAATCAGCATCAGAAACACCGGGGTTTGCCTTTCTTGCAGCCGGGAGGAATTGTTGCAGTGTGGGTGCGCTACCTTGTGGGGCAGCGGCGGGGGCAGCAGGAGCCGGAGCAGTTCTAGACTGCGTACCGAGCATCTCGTCAATCATTTCTTTTTCACGTGCCTGCATGCCTGCGGTGTCTTTGTTTTTCTTAGCTTCGCGCCATGCGGGGTCTTGCAGCTTTTTAGTCTCAACTGCGTCGGCGGCCTTGAGTCGCTGAGTAGCCGCACCTTGCTCCGCACGAACATCACCGGGGTAGCGGCCCAAGTCACTTGCTGCCTGCGCAGCGGCCTTGGCCATAGTCTTGGCGTTTGCGGGTTCCCCCGACTCAATCAGTGCGTTGTAGACGCGCTGAGTTTGTTTGTCCAAGTCGCTTGGGCGTGCTGCTGCCTCGCGTGTAGCCGCAGCAGAGATTTCATGTCCACGGATACCGCCGTAGATTTGAGCCATGTGCCCTGCGGCGGCTTGTGCGGCTTTCTGTGCCTCGAAGCTGTACTTCTCTTGCATGTCCTCGGCGGCCACAGCTTTGTCGGTGAGGCCATCTTTGCGTGCTTGACGAGCCTGAGCGCCAGCGATTTTGGCTTTCATCAGGTTGTCTTCTGCGGCAGACTTGGCGGCCTGTAGTTTGTCGGCACCCTCAGCGGCAGCACCAAACATACCGGCGTAACGATCACCCGGATTCACACCAGACTTCTGCAACGCAGCAGCCATACGCAGCAACGTGGAGCCGAGGCCCATACGTTGAATGTCACCCATCTGGGCTTCGCGGCGCTGCACGTCCTCTTGAATGAGCGGGTCCACTTCACTTGTGCCGTAAATATCAGAGAGGCCGCTGATCTGTTTACGAACACCGGCAGCACGCTCTTCGGCAGTGCGTGGGGTGTATGGCTGCATGCTTTTCTCGCCGTACTCTTTGACCAAATCACCGGTGGCAAACGCCACGATGCCGCCGTCGGCGTAACCTTGGTCCATGTCGCTCGGGGCCGCAGCAGCAATACCGCGACGAATCGCGGCGTCCAAACTCATCTGCTCGTTGGCGTCCATTGCGGTTTGCTGGTCATTGCGAGCTACTGCATTGCGTTGGACTTCAGGCAGGCGGCGGGGGTCCGTGTGAGCCACTGCGTATTCTTTGAAACGATCATCAAACACGCTACCACCGTAGGCATAAGAGTCCACAGCGCCGCCCTTGGCGTACGAGCTGACCGTACCACCTTCTTTCCTGCCGTACCCCAGCAAGTTGGCAATACCGGCTGCGCCCAGACCAGTGGACAACAAGTTCTGCGTTGTAGTCGGCGCGGCTTGATAGATCGACGAAGACTGCTGGGTCAAGGGCACACCACGGATGATGTCCGACATGAAGCCCATCTGCTTGTACGGGAAGTTCTGGTAGTTCAGGTAGTCCTGATACTGAGCGTTAAGAATGTCTTGTGCACGCTGCTGCTCTTGCTGACCCAGTTGATTCTGCAAGCCAATAATGTCTTTCTGCTGGCTGAGCTGCTGACCGCCCAGAGTGCCGAGCACACTTGCGGCTTGGACACCGGTTTGCGCACCTTGTAAGCGTTGCTGTTGCTCAGCGTTGTATTGTTGCTGCGCGTTCTGGAAAGCGTTCTGCAGCCCTTGCGCTTGGATGTTGCCGAGCTGGGTTTGGAGGTTGCGGTTAGCCTCGGCGCGTTGAATTGCATCACGTGCACCGCCAAAAGCCCCCGCCTGTACAGCTTGCGCCTGAGTGGTTTGGTTTTGAATTGCCGCCTGACGCTTAGCCTCTTGCTGCTGACGATTGACCACGTCCTGCATGAAGGGAGACATATAAGCACCCGCAGTGCCCGGCATCGTGAAGCTTGTCGGAGCCAAAGCACTCAAGCCAGAAGCGCCAGCCAACGTAGACCCAGCACCGATCTGACCAGCCACGTCCAAACCCTGCGCCGAACCCATCGCTTGCTGGGTCAGGGGCGACAGCTGAGCAACACGCTCACCGGTATATTGTTGGTACGGGTTCTTTGTAAGGTCCGTGAAAGTGGCAGCTTGCTTTACCAAGTCCTGCGCATACGGAGCGATCTCAGACGGAAAGCCTGACTGGTAAATATATTGGGTGGTTGGATCAGCCATTTCGACTCCTTATGCGGGGAGGTGTTTGTCGGCACGGCTGTTGACAGCCACTTTGCCTTTACCTACAGATTTCTTACGATCCGCTTGGATGCGGTCCATCATTGCGTAGAGCTTGCGGGCACCAGCTTCTGTGGAGCCATTACCCAACTCAGACACGATACGTGCGGGCACTACGAACTCGCCATCAGCAAGTCGCGCAGGTTGTTTGTTGTGGCCAATCGTTGCGGGGATGGAATCAGACACGCCATCACCGGGGCCGCGAAGAAGTCGGCCACCATCGGAGTAGCCGCCAAGGTTGAAGTTTTGGACTTCGGGTAAGCCGCCCATAGCGAACTGTTGCTGGTAGCCCTTCATGCGCTTGCGGTAATCGGCCTCAGCTTTGTACGCTTTGGCTGCCTTTGTGTCGCCGGTTTTGTCAGCGTGCTCATAGCGACTTGCAATGACAGAGTCCAGCAGCTGGCCAAACTTATTTGTCGGCTCGATTTGCGGCTTGACCATGCTGGTTTCGCCGTCGTCTTCGGTCTCACCGCCTTCATTGAAGTTCTTGGAGATGTTCTTGGGGATGCCTTTTGCTGGGCCCATCGACAACTCTTTTTCGCTCAAGCCAGAAGCCTTTTTCGCAAAGCCGATGAGCTTTGTGTACTCTTGGTGAGCGTGCTCCATGTCGCCAGACTTGATGGCTTTGTACGTCGGGATGATGTAATGGTTGTACATCTCACGATAGATGGCGTTCTCTTTGGGGTTCTTGTTGATGGCTTCAACAATCTTGGGCGCTTTACGGTAGTACCATTCAACCTCACGGCGGCGCTCGGGGGTCTCCATCATGTAGGTGTCGCGGAATTCACGGAAGGCCATCAGCACGCGGCCATCATCGGGCTGCCCCATGTGCTCAACAGCGGCGGTCGTCAAGAAACAGCCACCTGTCACAAAGTCCACAGCGCCACTTACAAGGTCGCCCGCACCACTTGCAACGCTGCCAATAGCATCGCCAATACCAGAAGCAACGTTACCAACGGCGTTTGTAACAGTGCCCAACCCACTACCAATAAGATCGCCAACACCACCCAACACACCACCAATCGTGCCGGTAATCTTGTTCATGATGTTCTGACCGCCGGGGGTCAGGGCCAACAACGCAGCCAAGCCAGCGGTGTAGGGGTCAACGGCCAGCATCCCAGCGCCTTCAGCGCCAGCGGCTGCATCAGCAGCAAGCCCAAGTTCATTTGCAGCCTGAGCTGCATTGGCCGCATCAATAGCCGCTACGCCAGTAGAACCAGCTGCCGAAGGAAGAGATGCGGCGGCAATTTGTGATTCGGTTGCACCAGTCAAACCACCGGTGATGGGGTCATACACGTATCCAATCTCGCCTGCTACCGGATTCAGTGCAGGTGCAGCGGGGGCCGCATTAGGCAAGAAAGTGCTTGTACTGGTACCACTCAAGCCAGAGTAGTCTGGGACTGCGGCTGGTTCTGGGGGTTGGAGGAAAGACTGAGTGGAGGTCGCGCCATATCCCGCACCTTGGGTACCGGCTTTTGCAGCAGCTTCTTTCGCTGCCGAAGGGCCAAGAAAGTCGAGGCCGGTTGCATCAGCGGCGGCTTGTTTCCAAGCATCCGGGGCAAGGTATTTATACGCCAACGCAGCGGGCAGCGCCATACCAACCATCGAGCTGGCAGTGGAAGGTTTGGTGTTTACGGTCGATTGGGGGCTACCAGATGTACCACGCCACGGAGCGTCTTTGGCTTGTTGCGCCAGCGATGCTTGAGATGTGGGGCCAGAAATACCGTGGGCCTGCTCATACGAGATGGTTGTCGGCCCTTGATTGGACTGGGCGTAGGGGTAGTCGCCCTGACCGTGCAGGTATTGATAAGCCGCAGCAGAAGTGCCGGAAACCGGATACGAGCTTGCAGGGTTCAACCCGAGCGCAGCACGCTGGCGTTGAGCTTGGTCCAAGCTATCTTCGATGCTGGTGGCCAGCGGGGAGTTGTAGGCTGATTGACCGGCTTGCAGCCCACGCAGAAGGGGGTTCTGGGTCAATAAAGCAGCTTGTTGCAGACTCATAACTGCCTCTCGGATTAGGGGTTTAGGAAGTCTATCATGCCGTCAGCGCCGACACAAACGAAAGTGTGGCTACGATGGAAGGGATAGAAGGCATTGCAAAGGGGGAAACCTGCGCCGCAGTCGCCTCAAAAGACACCGCTGTATTGCTAGTTGCGGCATACATGGAAACATAGTCTCCGGCATTGAGTTGAACGTAAAAATTACAGGCAGCGATCACATACCCCGGCGTGCCACCGTGCGAAGAAACGACGTCAAACTTACTGGCAGTACCGGCCAAATCAACACCGTTTTTGCGCAGCCAAATCCATGCGGAGTGAATTTGTGTGTCCGTGTTTTTTAGCTGCACGCTGAATTGGTAGTTGTAGATACCAGACTCATCCACGATGATGCCGTCATTGCCGGGGTTTGAACAGCCCGCTAAATAGTCATTCTGATTGAATGTGACCAGCGTGGCTGTGTTCGCAGTGAAAGTTAAATTCGTCGTGCGTTGGATGGCAGCGTAAGGATTACTGACGTACTTCCCGCCTAGAGGCGCTAGGAGCGCCCCTTCCACGTTGCTGATTTGATTGAAGTACAAGCGCAGCGCATTGTTGAGCTGTTCTTGGTAGCGAGACTCATATTGAGTCGGGGCTAAAAGCAGGTTTGGTGGTGGCGGCGCACGGAGCAGCATCAACGTCTCCCGTCAGGGCGAATGTCAATACGCGGTGCACCAAGCTGCCATGTCGTGTTGATTTGGTTGGAGCCAATCTTGAAGATCATCTGGCGGCCACGGAAGCGGGTGTAAATCTGACCCGTGAACTCTTCCGTGATGTAGTACGCATTGCTCTTGCGTACCGGCTGAGATGCGTCGCTGGTGACCCCCGAACCCGAGTTGGTCATGCCGTACAGCTCCATCGTCACCGCAGGCACATCGCCCGTCGGCGAATTCTCAGAGTTGTCAAACGTCAGGTCAGGCAAGATACGCCACACAAACCCAAAGTTGTGGCCGTCACCAATGTCAAATTCAGACGAGGCGATGTAGGCGTTTATGGCTGCGGGTGTGCCAGTCTCGTTGTCGTTCAACCCAAACTCGTGGTTCACAAGGTTCATGTTGTACGTTGCGGCCTCGGGATAGGCGCGTGTGCCGGAGTCAATCCAAGCTGTGCGAGCCATCGTGCCGTAGTACCAGATTTTCTCCATGTAGTTGTACACCACATAGCGGTCAACCGTGAAGCTGTTGCTGGAACAATAGAACCACCAGACCTCGTTGAAGCCCTCGTTGGTGCCCGCAAAAATCTGCTGGTTTTGAGACTGATTGATGTCGCTGAAGATGAAGCGGCGCAGGTCGCAGTTGAGCGTTTGCACCCGACCGTCATACATGTAGAACTTGTCCACGCCCATCCAATACACCACGCTGGAAGCCAACGCCGCAGCGTTTTGCCCAACGATAGAGATGTTGTCTCCGAGGAGCTGAGAACCCCAGACGTACGGAGGGCCAAGATACTGCAACGAATAGACCGAGGCGTCGGTAATCACCACAATTTCCTGACGAGTCTGAATAGCCGTCACGATCTGTGAGCCGTGCGACAAGCGCACACTGCCCGCTTGGTTTGTAGCGTTTGGGGTCCAGTTGTACAGGTCTTCTTGGTTGGACCAACGAATGAGCATCGGGTCCTGCACGTTGGAGCCGTAGTCGTTACACCCAAACGCCAACACAAACCGAGATGTGTCCGACACAAGAATGTAGTTCTGCACAGTCGGCGTATCCACAAGCAGTGACACGTACGCATTGACGGACGCACTGCCGGAAGTGTTCACAACAGCCCCAAGCGCATCGACAAGCTGGAATGACAACCCATCCACGTTAAAGACATAGTACGTTGTGTTTGCAGCCAAGCCAGTCGGCAAAGAGCCGCCTGTGGTGGTGTTGAACTGAATGGCTGCGCCTTCTGTAAAGAGCAAAGAGGTTGTGGTGCACACCGCAGGGGAGGCCGCCGTAATGGACACCGCACCCGTTGTAGAGCCGGGTTGGTTGAGCGGGATGGCGCGGTTGTACGTGGGTACGTCCTGCGTCCAGTAATAGATGTTGCCGCCGCGAGGTCCAAACAAAAGGTTCTGGCCAAAGTTGTTCTGGCTCCACAGGCGCATCGCCGATGTGCCGCTGGTATTACCCCAGCTGTTTGTGCCCCATCCACCAGCACCCCAACCCTGCAACGGGATTTGAAACGCCGGACCGGTATTGAGCTGAAACGCTGCAACTACGGAAGAACCACCACCGGGTGAGCCAGCAATCGCTGTAGCGTTAGGCGTTACAGACAGCGTGATCGTGAATGTGTTGGAGTCAATGACTGTGACCTGAAACTCGCGGTTCAACACCGCAGAAGTGACGTTGGTCCCCAAACCGCCAATGTCTGTCGCCCCGCTGAACGTGACAAAGTCTCCAGTCAAGCAGCCGTGGGAGGTCGCCGTCACCGTGGCCGTTGTTGTTCCGTTGATGGCAAAAGGGTTTGTGCCCAGAGTCTGGGTCTTGCGCAGCGGTGTAATGTCGTTGTAGACCCCGCCGTTTTCAATGTAAAACTTGAGGTTGGTGCCAACCCCCATGAGGTTTAAGCCGCTGAGCGTGACCCAATTCCACAACGAGCGGCACACACCTTGAAACGTATATGCAGAGATGCGCTCCCAGCCGCCGATGACTTCAGGGTTTCCTTGACGAAAGCGAATTTTGTCGCACTCGTACCAGCCACCTTCTGTGGTGTAGCGGGTGTTTTCTTTGTTTACACCCGGCTTGAAAAGAATCTTCTGCAACGGCATGGCTGGATTTTCCTATTTAGGCGCGGCACTGTCCATAGCAAGCATCGTACAACGCTTGGCGGGCTTCAAGGCCGATGTAGCCACCATTGATTTTCTTGGTCATCCCTTTGATGTCGTTGTTGTCGGCGAATGTGGATAAGGAGTTGGCTTTCCAGAACCATCCGGCGCTTCTTGCGGCGTACAGTGGTTCAAGCAAAAGATCAGGATTACCGACAAGATCAACACCCAAATCGCGTCCACATCTCGCATAGTTGTCCTTTCCGGTCAGCTGCTTGAGGCCGCGCCCGATGTATTTGAAGGCATCCCCAGACTCAGCCGGGCCGTTACCCATACGGTTGCTGTACACCAGCGGTGCGATGAGTTCGGGTTTACCCGCTATGGCCTCGGCCACCTTGGTCGGCACCAGCTTGCCGTCCTTTTTGATGGGCTTCTTGTCAGGGCCCAGCACTGCAAACCGGGTCGGCCAGCACGCCGCCAGCGTCGCGGCGCGGTAGTTGAGGTTTTCTTTGAGCATGGTGTAACCACCAGACTCGTGGGAGGTCTGAGCCAAGAACCCAGCAATGCGCTGAGGTGTGTTGATCTCAAACTCTTGGCACGTGGCCACCACCGCATCAATCCATTTTTCGGGGTTCTTAATCTTGGCAGCTTGGAGGTCGGCGATGGTCGGAATCATTTGTCCCCCTTGACCATGTCTTTCATTTGCTTCATGGTGTCCTCACGGCTCTTGTTGGTCTGGCCAAAGAAGAACGCAATGATCGCTGGAACCGCAGTACCGATCAGGAAGCCCAAGATGATATTAATGAAGTCACGGTTGCGGTTCTCAACCGGCAAGAACGAAACGGCGAAGAAATACAAGCCAGCGAAGATGCCCCAGTACCAAGCGTAGTAGTACAGAAAGCGGCGGATCATCACGTCGGTGGACTGCATCGCCATCATTTGCATATCAGTGGCACGCTGGGCAGACTTCTCATCCAGCTCCATCATGAACTCGTCGTGCTTCATTGCCTCGGCGGACAACTTGGCGTTGTACTCAGGGGTAGCTTCGCCTTCGGGCTTCAACTCAATGCCGAGCTTCTCCTGCACGGCGTCCACGCCCTTTTCGATGACTTGGTCGGCGACCTTGTGCATCCCGTTGTTGATAAGGTTGGCAACGATGCCAGCAACGATTGGTAACATGTTTATTCCTCGTCCGGTTTAGGTTCAAGTTTCTGTTTGGACTTTTTGTCCAGTTGCTCTGCACGTTGCAGGATAACTTCGGTCTTTTTGATCTGCTTGTGGTTGTAGGCCAAACCCAGCACCGTCACGAACAACAGTGCAATGATCAACGACACAATGATGACCCACAGCCAGAACTCCTTCATAGAACGGAAAACAGTCCCGTCATCCACAGGGCGGCCATCGCCACCACGATTGCGTATCCCAGTTTGGCCTTGAGCAAGTCGCTGCGGTATTCGCGTTGCCATTTTTCGTCCCTTGCCTGCTTCGCTTTCAACTCACGGTCAAACGCCCGCTCTTCCAAAATCTGGTCGTACATCTTGAGGAACCGGGTGTAGATGCTTTGGAGCCCAATGTCTTTGGGGGTGTAGATCATGGCTTCACGAATCTGCACCGTCATCTGCTCCATTTGCATCTCGATCTGAATCCTGTCGAGTGCCGCGCCTTCAATGTCTGTGGTGGTCTTGGACTCCTCCTCTAACCGTTGGCAGTGCTCATGCAACTGTCGCTTGATTTCAAAGAATTGCTTGAGTTGTTCACAAATCTGATGAATCGCTTGAGCTTGATATTCTTCATAGCTCAGTTCCCGCTGTGGTTCATGTCGTTGTTTTTCAATTTTGGCGACAGGCTTTGGTGATGTGTCGCTAACGGCGACAGATTTTTGTCGAGCTTGAGGTTCAGCCTTAACGCCAAATAAACCTGCCACCAGCGCCCAGAGGCTTTGAAGCTCGGCCCAGACGCCTTTCGCCTCGCCAACAAAAGCCTTAACTTCACCGATAGCTTTCTTGACTTCGCCGATCTGCGCTTTCCCCTCACGGAGAAATTCACACCCCTGCCGGATTCCGGCGACAAGCCCTTGGGCTGCCATGAGGAGTGTGAACGGGTCCACATCACATTAAGCGGTTACCGGCCAGTTGGCAGTAGCGAGGGCGGCGATCAAACCATCCACATCCGCAGCGGCTTCGATAGCAGCCACAAGACGGGCGCACTCGGCAACCACAGCGGCGCGGTAGGTTGTAACCTCAGCAGGCACTGCCACATCACGCTCAACTTTGCGAATAATCATCCAGTCGGTCGGCTGCATCATGCTGTTGGCTTGCGCTTTGATCTGAGCTACGTTAGTAGACTTCAAACCTTTGGTGGTCACGCCATCAACTGTCTCATCATCCAACTGCTTCGGCGTACCAGAGTAGCTGGCTTCCACGGTGTTGCTTACTTCGACAACACGGTAGGCGGGGCCGCTGACCCAGTAGAAGCGGTCATCAGGACGTTCGCCCTGAACGATCTCCCACACTCCGGCTTCGATCTTCTCTTGCGCCGAGGAAGTGCGCAGGAAGTTGCTGGAGTAGTGCTTGTCGCCCACGCTGAAGGGGACATCCATCTGGAGGATTTGGCGAACTTCGCCATTTTGTACAACTGCGAACATGGGTTTCTCCTTTATCGTGCGTTGCTGAATTTGAAGGGATTTTCGGCGAAAGCGGCGTAGATGTATGTGCCGCCAGAAGCATTGACGTTGGCGTAGTTGGCTCTGAACTTGACCCCGTTGGACAGCATATCAAACGGATATGTTGTTGTGTAATCATCTTCAGCCGCAGACAAGTTCGGATACAAGTTCAAATCTTGTGGGTTGTAGACATTTCGGGATGAATCAACGATGACCCAGTTGCTTGTCGTGTCGGTGCGCTTCACCATCAAAAAGCGCGGGCGGAAGCCCAAATACACAAACGTGCCGTCAGTGCTTCCATTACCTGTGTACGAACCAAAAGCAGAGTACCCAGCAACAGAGGCCCAGCAGTAGGCGACGTAGGTGGATGCGCTTGCATTAACACCTGTTGATGTTCCAACAGTGAAAACAGAACTCGTTGGTGATGTGTTGTTCCAAGAACCAGAACCCGCAGTAGAACCGTTGGTTAAGTTTAAAAACAGCGTATTGGAATTGCCCGTCATTGATGTGTAGGTAAACCAATCGCCGTTAACGCTGGAGTCTCTGCGTTTAACAATCACCATGTTTGGTGCAACCCCCAACCCATGACCAACGGTTGCTACTACACCCGTACCCGTGTAGGTCACCACACTGAACCCAGCAGTCTGATTGACGCTCACAGTAGATGTGATGGAGCCAGAGGTGTTGGAGGACGATGAACCTGCACCAGCTTGCCATTGCCAGCCGACAAATGCAGAACCTGATTCGTTCACGCCAATATATGTACCAAGACCAAATCCATCAGAATTGAAAGAATTGACTTGTACAGTAGTTGTGCCACCTTCAGCGTTCGTAAGGTTGGTAATCAGGCGAGAACCTTGTGGGCGCAATGAATCGTATGTGTCATGGTCATAGGCGTTAGTTCTGTTTTTCACCCAGACAAAATCAGGTTGGAATGAAACACCGTTGACAGCATTACTGATTGAACGGTTTGCGCCATTACCCGTGTATGTCGTAGCCGCCATGTAGTTCGCACCATTGGTAATGGTAGGCGTTGGCAGGTTGGTGGTGACGAGGGTTTTGAATCCTGTGGGCGGGGTGTACGACAGTGGGCGCTGGCCAAAGTTGTATCGAACGGTGTCTTGGTATGTAGCCGTGAATGGAAACATTCCAGCAGGACTGGTTGCAAATGTCTCGTTGGAATTTCCAGATGGGTTTCCAGTAGTGCCGCCAGTAGAGTTCCAAAAGACGTTGTTTTTGCCGATCCAAATTTTCCCGTTGTCGCAGTCAGCGGCCACTTGAATAATGTCACCCGCAGTAAACACACCAAGCGTTGATGCAGTTTGTGTTCCGTTGGAATATAAGTTACCCGTTGCGGCGGCTTGCGCTTGGTATTGACCTGTTGTGTTGAAGTTGTTCAGAACAGCAGATGCTGTACACACACCAATAGATGCACCAACCGTGCTACTTGTAGTCGTTCCAATGGTTGCTTCCCAATACCATTTCCCACTTGAAGGAAGCTGGAAACTCCCACGAGAACATAACCAACTTGCGCCTGTAGTGTGCGCCAGATTGCCTTCTGAAACAGTAACGCTTGGGTCTTTGTCCAGAGGATTCACAACCGCATAGTTCCCACGAGTCACTGCACTCGTGTCAGTCGTCGTGCTGTATCCCACCCACGGTGTCGGCACATCCAGCATCGAGTCATAGGTCGCGCCAGCAGTCAACGAGATGTTGTTGGCAGTCCAGTTGTTGGAGTTGCCGCTGTAGTCGTAACCAATCGTCGTGGTGCTTGTTGGGTCTTTGAAGTTTAGATAAAACCCGTTTGTGCCATACGTCCCGGTGTAGGGCATGGGAATCCAAGCACCTGTTCTGGTGTCTGTGGTTCCGAAAGATGATGGTGTCAGAGCTTGACCGTCAATGAAGTTGACTTCGGTGAGGTAACCGTCAAGATAGCCCGTGGCGTAGTCTCTGAAAATCCGATTGCCGTAGCTTGTGCTGTTGACGTATGTCGTGCCGTTTTGCGAAATATTTGTGTTGGTTGAGAACGAAGTAACACGCACACCGTTTACATAAAGACGAACACGGTCTTCAGCGGTCGCGTTTGTGGTGTCGAACGTACAGACAATGTGATACCAAGCCGATGGGTCACGATAAACCGCAGATGTGATTTTGCTCAGAACATTGGTTGCGCCGTTGTTCTGAAATATCTGAATGGTGTCATCGCCACGAAATTGAAGCCCTGTTTCATCACTGGATGTTGAAAACGCACCAGCGTAGAAGATGCCAGCGCCAGCACCCCCGAGAGCGCCGCGCTTAACCCATCCACTCCAAGTCCATGTTGTCGAACTCCCCGCAACAGAAGGTGTGCGGTTCAGGTAAGCACTTGCGCTCGAGCGGAAACGAAGACTGCGGCTGATGGGGTCAGGCACACCGGGCACAGGCCAAGAGTTGTTTCTGATCGCCGCCGCTTGTTCGTTCAGCTTCCACACCCCTGATGCCGATTGCTGTGTCGGCGTGACAGGGGTTTTGCGGATTACTTTTCCAGAATATTGGGTCATCTCTTGTCCTTAACGAGCACGAGCGATCTTAAACGGGTTCTCGGCAAAGGCCGCGAAGATGTATGTGCCGCCGCTGGCGTTTTCGGATGCGCTAGTGTTTCTATGCTTGAAGCCGTTAGACAAAATATCAAGCACGTTGTCTGTTCCTTCTGTCGTAGAACTATCTGCCAACAAATAATTTGGCGAATTGTTTGATGGGTTTCTTGATGTATCAATTAGAAACCAAGAACCAGTTGTGTCTGTGCGCTTGACCATCACAAAGCGAGGACGGAACCCGCAGTACACAAACGGCCCATCAGTAGACCCGTTGCCCGTGTAGGAGCCAAACCGACTGTAGCCTGCGACTTCTGCCCAAGCATAAACAACAATATTATCATTAGAAGCGGCATAGAAAGTATTGTTAAAACTAAATACTGTGCTTGTAGGTTCAGTTGTAGTAAATGGTTGTCTAGTTGTAGAAACTGCGGCTGTGCTTTGTAAAATTAAAGTATTGCTAATTGCACCTAATCCTTTATTCCATACATCCCAACCATAAGCTTGTGTTCTATCTTTCATAATAAGCATAGCTGGTTTTACACCTAAACCATGACCTATTGTAGAAGTTCCACTTGCTGAAGTTGAATTAAATGTCACCACACTGAATCCAGCCGTAGTGTTTACAGACACTGTGCTGGTGATAGAGCCGCTTGTGTTGGATGAGGTTGTGCCTTGTCCTGCCTGCCATTGCCAAGCAACGTAAGTTGCAGAGCCAGAGTTTGTCGAATTGCTTCCACCAACCTGAAAACCATTTGAGTTAAATGCTTGTAGCGTATTTGCCGCGCTTGCCTCTGCCGCAGTGCTATTTGAAATCAAATAATTTGTTGCGCCGCGAACCGAGTCATAAAGAGTATGGTCATACGCTTGGTTTCTTGCTTTTGTCCAAACCAAATCAGGTTTAAATGTAGTGCCAATCGTATTGTTTCCACCGTTCGTGATGGTTCTTGGGTTTGTCCCGTCACCCGTCCAAGTCGTCGCCGCCATGACCTGAGCGCCGTTTGTGATGGTAGGCGTAGGCAGGTTCAGTGTGTTCAGCGCCAAGAAGCCAGCGGGCGGGGTGTAGGCGAAGGGGCGTTGGCCGAAGTTGAACACTGCGGTTGTATTCAAGTTTGAAACGCCGCAAGCAGGGTAGTATGGGCCGCTGGTCAAACCCGTGAACGCCGTACCTTGACTTGTGTTGTTTTTGTAGAACGTGAGCGTCCCAGCGTCAGCATCAAACGCCACGCCAATCACATCATTTGTGGTGTATGTCGCGCCATAAGCGGAACTAGAGCCGTTGGTGTATTTGACACCACTGCCACCTTCATAGCTCCACCCAAAAGCGTTTGATCCAAGATACGTTGTCCAGTCGTAACCATCTTTGGCAATGCCAATCGTGAACTGGTTGCCGCTGTTTTGTGGAATGACTTCCCAATACCACTTGCCAGATGTCACACCCATCGTTGCGACACCAGTAATAAAACCGCCGCCATTGCGAACAAGGCTTAGGTTTCCATTTTGCGTGTACCAAGACCCGCCAGAACCGCTTGGCGCAACTGGGTTGACCACCGCATAGTTCCCCACGCCATTGCCAGTGCCGCTCGTCCAGTTTGTCGGGCTGTCCAGCATCCAGTCGTAGGTTGTCCCTGCGGTCAGGCTGAAGTTGTTCGGTGTCCAGTTGTTGCCGTTGCCAGAATAGTCCTTGCCCAGCGCAGCGGCTGTCACAGCGCTGTTGTCAGCAAAGGTCAGGTAGAACCCGTTGGTTCCGTATGTGCCTGTGTAGGGCAGTGGTTGCCATGTGCCTGTGGTGTCGTACGCGCCGAAACTGGAAGGCGTGAGTGCTTGGCCGTCAATGAAGTTGACTTCGGTGAGGTAGCCGTCGAAATAGTTCGGGCCATAGTCAGCAGGGTACGAACCAACTCTTTGTGGCGCTGCTGCATTAACACCACCCGCGTAGTTCAACGATGGATAGTTTGCCGTTCCAAAGGAAGTGACTTGAGTGCCGTTTACATACAGTTTCACTCGGTTGGATGACGTTGCTTGTGTCGTATCGACAGCCAACACGATGTGATAGTAAGCAGAAGGGTCGCGAAAAACCTGAGTTGTCACCAACGAGAACAACGAAGCTGCCGACGAATAGCTTTCGACGTTGATTGTGTCGGAGCTTGTGAACTCGATATAGGTGTGGTCGGTAGACGTTGCGTTGCTTCCGCCGCCAAACACAGTTTGCCTAGCGCCAAGAGCACCGCGTTTAACCCAAGCACTCCATGTCCAAGTTGTGCGATTTGATGCGCTCGCAGGTGTTCGACTCAAATAAGCCGAGGCAGACGAACGAAAACGCAGGCTATTGCCCACGATCTTGGGTGACCATGTGGACGAGTACTGAAACTGTTGCTCAAGCGTCCATACCCCACTCTCCGTGGTCATGGTAGGCGTAGTGGGGTTGGCGGTGATGACGCCGCCGAGGTAACGCTGAGACATGCTTGATCCTTAGCTGATTTCTTCCCAAGATGCAGTGACGGTCAGGTAGTTGGCTGTGCCAGCAGTTGCACCAATCGACTGGTTCTCCAACAGGTAGAACGTCGTGGTTTTGTCCGTCACGATCAAGGTAGAGTTTGCAGGGACCGAGATGGTCGAAGCAATCGGGTACGCCGTGCCACCAAGCGAAGCTTGAGAGTAGACGTTGATGGTGATGTTGGCTGCCGCCGTGCCGTTGGTGTTGGCCACGACAATCGAGTTGATCTTATAAACCTTGTTGCTCGATGCAGCGTTGCTCACCAGCTGGTTTGCGGATGTGTTGGCCAGCGATACCTCTGACGCGTTACCGTAGATGGTCGTGACGTTGACGATGTTTGGGTTTGCCATTTGTTAACCTCCGAAGATCATGGCCATAGCGATGGACTTGCCCGTTGTAATGCCGGTACCCGTCAAGGTACCTCCACTGTAGGTCAAAGACCCAGCAACGGTGACGTTTGTGAAACCCCCAGACCCGTTGTTTGCCAACAGTTGGGTATTGGTGCCCGTGGGGGCTGCAGCGTAATCAGTCCCTGCCGTAGCAGCGGTGAACGCGGAAGTGCCGTTGCCTTTTACAAGGCCAGTCAAAGTCGTCGCGCCTGTACCGCCGTTTGTTACCGGCAGCGTACCAGTCAAGTTTGTGATGACGGTGGTGGCCACTTTGACGAAGTCGGAACCGTTCCAAGCAACCACAGCCTTTTCGCCGCTGGCAATCGTCACCCCAGTGGTGGGGCCCACACCAACAATCTTCACAGACTGCGATGTGGAGGTGGCGTTGAGAACAATGTAGGATTTGCTGGAAGCCGGTGCAGTGATGGTCAGCAAACTTGCTGGGCTACCCGTGCAGTTGATGATGGCGTACTGCGAAGAACCCGTGGCCCCTGCACCCGCTTGCGAGATATTGTTTCCCGCACTAGAGCCGTTGGTGATTGAAAGCGTTACGGCTGTTTGCGTACCGCTAATTGTTTGTGTACCTGCGACAGCAATATCGAGGTAGTCGGTGATGCCCTTGTTGACATCGTCGCCCCATGTACCGGATTCTGTACCGGTTACCGGCTCAGCCAAGCCGAGTAGGGTGGTGTAGTTAATCGTCATTCAAACGCTCCTATTCTGTTGGGATGAGTTCCCAATCAGCAGTTTCAGCATTATCGACTGTACCCCAGTTAGACGACTGAGAGTTGTCGATGTTTTGCCAATTTGCAGTTTCAGAAGTACCAACAGCAGCCCAGCTCACGCTTTGCGAATTGTCGATATTCTGCCAGTTTGCAGCCTCGCTGTCATCAATCAAGCTCCAATAAAGAACTCCGACAGACCCAACGTCGCCCATTGTTTGGCATCCAGTGATAGCCACCAGACGCGCACCGACCATAGAACCAACCGCGCCACTTGCCTGAACACCAAGTCCAGAAATGACGTCTGATTCAGAAACAGAACCTACGCTACCCGCAGCGGATACGCCCGTAATAGCGATTTGGCGGTCACCAACGGAAACAGAACCAACGGCTGCATCAGCCTGAACACCGTCAAGGACAATCCTGCGTACGACAGTGCCTACGGCCCCGTTTGCCTGAACACCCGAAAGCGCGACAGACAACGCCCCAGTGACCGCGCCAACATCGCCGCCAGCCTGTACACCAAGCGCTGACTCCTGATCGACCGCCGCTACGGTTCCAACTGCACCAGCAGCCTGCACCCCAGAGATACCGGCTTCTTTGCCATGCACAATCGAGCCAACTTGGCCCGCAGCCGATACGCCAGTAAGCGCAATACTAGTGGAAACCCCAACAGCGCCAACGTTGCCGCTGGCTTGGACACCAAGTGTGGATTCTTCTTCTGCTGGCGCAACAGTACCAACTGCACCAGACGCAGCAACACCGGAAAGCGCGATGGAAAGTGCGGAAGCGACAGAGCCTACATCGCCGTTGGCCTGTACACCGAGGGTGGATTCTTGATCGGCAGCCGCAACAAAACCGACATTGCCAGCAACCTGAACGCCAGAAAGCGCAACCGTGACGGTAGGGCCGGTGTTTCCAACCGACCCGTTAGCCTGTACTCCAGTAGCAGCAGGGACTTCTCCGACGCCCCAAGGACCATACCCCCAAGCGCCTTTACCCCAACCGGGTCCGGTAGGGTCAGGGCCAAAGGACCACGGGCCTTGGCCCCAGTAACCTGAGCCCCAGCCTGCCACAACTACCTGCTATTAGGTTGTTGCCAAGCGGAGCAGGGCGGTGGAGGTGGTGTTGGAAGGCATCGTCAAAGTGAATGTACCTGCTGTCACAGTTTGGGAGCCGAATGTGTGCACACTCACCGCCTTGTTTGATTTGCTGGCGTTGTAAATCAACACGGCGTCGAACGCGGTAGACAGCGTCACGTTGGTGTAGACCAAACTTGCAGATGGGGTCCAATACGCAGTGCCCGCCGTAGCCGAAGCGTTTGTTGCCGTCGGTGCGTTTGCGTTGGTCACCGCGATACCACCAGCAGTGTAGTTGGTACCAGACACTTCGCCGGTTGCAGAGTACGCAGTGGTCGATGCGTCGTATGTGGCCGTAGTTAAGTACAGCGCTGCTTTGAAAGTGTCACCGGTAGAAGGTGTGAAGTTGTGCGTGCCGGTCAGGAGTTCTCCCATGAACGAAGTGCACATTGATTGGGTATTTGCCACAGCGAACTCCTTTATGCGATTTTTGCAGCTTCAGCGCCCATGATGAGCGCTTTCTTTAAATGAACATGCACCGAGCGGTGCACCAATTCACCGTCCAGCCAGTATTCAACCCAGCTGGTACGTTCATTGTCGTCGTCAATCAGCCCCTCGCGTTTTTCGAGAAGCTCTTCATCCATGAGGCCTTTGGTGGTTGTGATCTGTGCCATCGTTATACCAATCGAATGAGAGCAGAAGTGCTTGTGTTCGCGGGCATCTGCACGGTGAAAGTTGAGGTCGAAGTCTTGTCGTTGCCGAAGTCTAAAACACAAACCGCGCCGTTCGCACCAGCTTTGTAAATCAACGCTCCACGTGCTGTCATAGCGGCAGTCCAAGAAGGAGAAGAGAAGTTGATGTACACAATGCTGCCAGATGGCGTGGTCTGTGTAGACACCGTTGCAGTCACAACTTGTCCGCCCGCCGTGTAGCCAGCAGCTACTACTTCGCCGTCCGTGGTGTACGCGGTGGTTGTCTCATCCAGCGTAGCAGCGTTGGTGTACAACGCCATTTTGAACGTGTCGGTGGAAAAGTTGATGCCCCCGCTTGCCATATTGGAGCGGAGACTGTTGCATGAGTAGTTGCCTGTGAACGCCATTCATCACCCCACAGGTTGGCGGTACTGACCGCTTCTGTATGCGTCTTGACGCTCCATGCCGTCGCCCAGACGTTTAGCCAGAGCAAGAGCTTCCATGTACTTCGAGTTGTACAACTGCATCATGTCTTGCTCACCCTTCATGTAGGTGTAAGCCTCGACGAGCGAACCGTACAACAGCACAGAGTCAAAGTTGTCACCAAGCCACGAAGTACCCGCAGTCACGATGGACTCGGGGTAGTAGTAATAGTGCAACTCGACGTTGTAGTTGGCATCCGGGGTGGGGCCAAGAATGAACGACAACTCATTGGTGATGGTGCTGCCGTTGACCGTCGGGCCAAACAAAGCGTAGTACTGCGGAGTGGCAGTGTCATTCGGGGTTGGGTACGCCTGACGAATGAAGTTCACGTCTTTGTTGAGCAGGTATTCATACGTGCCCGTGTTCAGATCGTTGCCCGTCACGTTTGTGATGACAGCCAAAGAGTACACAGCCAAGAAGTCGTTCGGCGCGGACAAGTACTTGTTGCCCGCAACCGTCACACCCGTCATGTTTTTCCGCAGCGAGGGGAACTGCACCGCGTTGTAGATGCGCTGCTCTGCCTGTTGCACAAAGACAGGAATCTCCGCCACGAAGTTTGCCTCCGTGTTCTCGGCGTAGTTTTGAATCGCAGCGCTTAACTCGGCGTAGTTCATGTAACCCTCAAGCCATCGGGCCTCGTGCCATCACACCTTTAGTCGCAGCACCGGTGCCGCGAATACGGGTTTCGCCATTCTTGTTGTCAGGTTTGTAGTTGCCCTTGCTGACCATGCCAGCAGATGGGTTCAACTCATCAATTTCTGCGCGCTGTGAAGTCACCGGCAAAGGAGCCTTGACTGTCTTACCAGTCATGGTGTGTGGCTTAGCGTAAGCCTCAGCCGGTTTGTTTTCGCGGTTCTTGCCCGTGACAACTTTGGGGCTGTTTTTGGTGGTGGGTTTGACGAGTTTGGGCATATTAGCCTCCACGACCAGACGAGCGCTGGTTCATCACACGAGCCATGTTACGACCGTACTTCTTCATGTCAGCAGAAGTCACGCCGCCTTTTTTCAGCTTGGACAGATTTGTGCCCTTGCCGCCTTTGTGTTCTTGCTTATCGTGCATCTTGAAAGCTTTTTTAATCAGCTTCTTGTCCTGCGCGATGTCTTCTTTCATTTCACCCTTTTCAGAGTGCATTTCCTTTTTGGCCATGTTCGACTCCTTATGTCGTTGCTACCGTAACTGTACCTAATTGCACAGATAAAACCAAGTTGTTTGGCGTGACACCAGCATCATAAGCTTGCGACCCACCAACCGGATTCCAGCCCCACTGGAAAATGCGGCTACCGCCTTCCAACGTACCCTGTGCATCAGGACTCGGGCTAGTCGAGTTCACGATCTGTAGCCCACTCAAACCTGAAGTCACATAGCTGCGGTCCGGACGAGGGTTGCGCAGCCCTTGTGGGTCATCCACCGGAAACTCACCCAAATGCAACTGCGGCTGGTCAGGGTCCCAACACTCTCGGCAAACCAAGAGTTCGTAGTTCTTGCCCTTGATGACCTCGCGGCGTAGCTCTTTGAGTTTGTAGCGCCCGTCGCAACGGTCGCACTGGGCAATCGCCCATTTGCCCGAAGCGAAGCGATTTCCCATTTAGATGGTGTTCCCAATGAACTGCTGGCGCGGCACAAACCGCAGCGCAGCTTTCTCGTGGTCCTCGTACGCGGCGTTTTCCCAAGCCTCGTCGTACTGCTGCTTCAACACCATCAGGCGATCAGCGCCTTCCGGAATCTTGCCAGCGATGTAGTACGCCAACCCAGCGGCCATACAAGGAATGAATCGAAACGGAACGTCCATGACGTTGACACCGCCACCGGCGTCCTGCGTACGGCGCAAGCGCCAGTACACGAACTGATATGGCTGAGAGGCATCGGGTGTTGGCCAAACAGTCACGCAGGGGAGGTTGTTTTTGTAGATGGCCGCGCCCGCTGTGTGCGATGCGGCAGTCGTGTTGTTCTGGGCACGGAAGCAGTTGTACAGCGTATTGCCGTCGATGTAGCCGTACTGAATGGTCTCTGAGTCAATGTCGATGAAGCCAGTGTTGTTCAGGTCGGCAGTGTCGGTCAGAGTGATCTGGGTGTCCGTAGCGTTGATGCTCGTGGCTAGGGTATACCCGGTGTTGTAACGCTGGCCGTCCAAACGCTGCACCCACACCTGAATCGGGCGGGCTTGTTGCAGCTTGTTGGGCAGCGTAGCGTAGGTGGAGACGGAAATGCGGGTGATCGTCAAATCCGCCTGTGTCGAGGCCACGTTTGCACCGGTGCGGATCACATGCTCAAGCAGGTCCACGGTGTCGTTGGGAAGCGCGTATGTGTTTTGCCCCTGCACCAAATTGATGGTGTTGGAGTCGATGGTCCACATGTTGATGCCACGGTTGGCCCAATCAGCGAACATGATGTTCAAACTGCGGCGGGCCGTACGCAGGTCATAGCCGGAGCGCAGCTCTCTACCGGCGCGTTCAAACGCCTCCTCGACCAGCTCGGTGAGGTCTAGGTTAAATGCTGTGGTTCCGGATGTGTTGGCCATGTCAATCTCTGTGCTGGTAGTGTTGTGGCAACGCGCCAGAAATACCGTTTACTTGGCCGCCCTGCGCGAACTTAAACAACTTCCCCAATACGTCTGCAATCTGCTGGATGTCTGCGCTACCAAACGTCGGCGATGACTGTGCGGGGGCTGGAGCTGGGGCGGGGGCTGCTTGCTGTACAGGAGCCGGAGCACTGTACGACGTGGGCACACCTTGAAGCCGGTTGTAGTAGTCCTCGTACTGCTGAAATGACCCACTCGGCGACGCAGCGCGGCTGCCGCCAATGTTTGGGGGCGCTTGCCACCCTTTGGACAACGGGCGGGTCACTGACGGAACGGAAGGCGTGGGTGTGGCTGCCGGGGGCGGAGTGCTTGCTGCGGGCGCAGGTGCAGGCGGCGCTGGGCTTGCGGGAGCGTTCAGCGCGTCAATGCTACGAATAGCTTGCATTACTGCTTCGGCAAAGTTGTTCACGATAGCCCTTACTTCATCTTCTTCAAAGTTTGTGCCAGACGTGCGCGTTGGCCAATCTTACCGGGCTTCTTTGCAGCGGCGGCCAGCTTCTTCGCCGGGATCGGCTCACCTTTCTTGGCACCAAGTTCGGCACGCAATGCGCCGGGTTTCTTGATAGCCTTCTGAATCCATTTTTCAGCCATTATCGGTACCTCGCTGTTTTTGCTGCCACTTTGGGTGGCTGTTTCACGAATTGTTTCCCGGCTTTTTTGCCAGCACGTTTTGCACGAGTCGTCGCAGCGTACTCAGAAGGGCTGAGAGCTTTGATCGCAGCTTCAGGAAGATATCTTTCGCCTGTGTCAGAAGAGCGTTTTCCACTTTTGGTCCTCCACTTTTGAGCGGTCCAATCCTTGAGAGACTGCTGCGGGTTCTTCACTTGTAGCCCCCGCCTTTGGCTTTGTACTGCTTGGCCAGCAACTGTGCCTTACGCGCACTCCACTGACCTGCCGCAGTACCTTGCACAGCGCGTGATTTGATGGACTCAAACAATGATTTGCGCATACCGGGCTTGGTGTAAACACCAGCCTCGTTGACTTTGGACTTGGTTTTGCCACCCTCGGCGTACATGTCAACTTGATTCGGGTCATCCTTACGCTCGATGACCTTCTTCTTGGGCATTTTGCTGGGGCGGATCGCACCCATTCCACGAGAGGCCATCATACGTATTTACCCCTAGTCTTACCCCTACAAGCACAGCCATCAGCGGACTTCACGAAGCCGCCTTTCTTGGCCATGATCGTAGGGTTGTTAGCCTGCTGCATGTTGTCCAGCACTTCACGAGTGGTTTGTGAACGATCAACCGTCCCCGATGATGTTGGGGGTTGTGGTTGGTACGCCCCGACTGCTATGGAGCCGCCATCAGAGAAGCGCTTTTTGCGAGTCACTTCTTGCCTTTCGCATAGCCACCGCCGCACATCGCGGCAACGTGGTCCATGTGCAGCTTGTGACCAGCAGCGTGTTTGCCGTAGACCTTGCTGTGATGGACATGGCCACCTTCAGCGTAGGGTGTGGTACGCGATGCTTCATAGGCACGCTCAGCTTTACGCTGGTCGGCCATCTCTTTGGCTTCAGCCCGCGCACGGCGGGTCTCGGCGTCGTCTTTGGAATAGTCAGCCATGTTTACACCATCTTTCCGCGTGTTTTACCACGCTGAGCAATACCGTCGGCACGCTTGGAGGCGGTCATGCCACCTTTGGCGTACGCCGGTGCACCGGACTCACCACGAGCACGTAGCGCACGGAAGGCACGGCTGATTGCCGTATCACCCATCGACTCACGCTGCGCGGCACGCTTTGCGTTCGCTGCGGCCATACCCTCTGCTGTCGGCTCAGCGCGGCGGATAGAGGGGGCAGAAGCTTGACCTGCACGGCCAACACGCGGGCCAGCTGCCTTGTTTTCAGACTGCTGTGCCTTGATGTCCGCTTTCACCTCTTTGACTGCCGGAGCAGGGGCGGAAGCTTTGGGGGCTCCAGCCATCTCAGTGGTGTAGGACTTGCCCTGCCACGAGAAGGTTTTGTCGCCAGCCTTGCGTGCACTGGCGAAAGCGTCTTTGAACGAACTCGGCTTGAAGTTCTCAGCCGGTTCGGCTTCTTTCATGCCCGGTTCGTTGGTGTCTACCGAGCTGTCGGTTTCACCACCATCGTCGTAGCGTTTTGCTTTGCGTGTTGCCATGATGGCTCCTTAGATCAGCACTTGCCGCCTTTTTTCATGCCCAGAGGTTTGCTGCCGGACATTTTGACTTGTTTGCCTTTGGTATGGCCTTTGGCCTGAACGGTGTGCTCACCGAAAGCCTTTTTGCCACCAGAGGTAACTTTGCCCATTTTGGCGGTAGTAATACCGCCCTTCATCATCTTCTTAGTAGCCATGACATGGCCTCCTTCTTTGAAAAGTGCGGCAGCGCCGCGATGGGTTTTGGGGTTGTTCACTTTCTGAAGATCAGCGCGGCTTTGGGTCGCGCCAAACTTTTTTCCTTTGTCCGCTGTCACGAACTCCTTACCAACGGACTGAGGAATCCCAGTTCGCTTTGCTGCGGCGGGGTTGTTGGCAACCATCGCCATCAGATTGTGCTGAGCTTTGGATTTAGATGGCACTGCGTGACTCCTTGATGAAAGCGTCAAGCTTGTCGTTCAGACGAACAAACTGCGTGTCCAGATGGGACACGATCTTGTCTACTTCCGCCTGCGTCACGTTGTCCCGAGCGATCTCCTCTCGTGTCCTGTTCAACAGGATCGTGATTCGATTTAGCTCCGCTGACTTTTCCTTCAGATTCCAACTGAGTAACCCGATGAATGTAGTCAGCAAGACGTTCCATACCATCATTTCCATGTCAGCAATTCCATGCTCTCAAAGATTTGTTAATCCGGGAGTTTGGGTCTTTCTTCGCCTTCTCGCCAGTCAGCTTCGACTTCATCCCTTCCATCCGGGCACAGAAGCTTTTGCGACGTCCAGCGTCGGCCTTTGTCTTTGGGTTTGGTGCGGGCGGTTTGAGATTCATCCCTTGCTTCTTTGCTGAGGCGCGCCCTTTTGCGTTGAGCCCGCCTTTGGGATTCTTCCCTTCCGCCCGCTGCCATGCTGGTGACTTAGCCATAGACTACGTTGACCGTTGCGCTTGAAAGAGCCGCATACACGCTGGTTGTGCAGAGGACGCCCTCGCCGGGCAACAACACATGCACAGAACCCGCCGCAGCGGGAGCTGTAAACGACCACACTGTGGTTCCGCTGGAGCCGCCGTCTTTGATTGCCACCGTACCGCCAGAAGCGTAGGCAATCGTGATGGCTTTCACACGGGCGCGGCCCCCAAAAATGGAGCCGCTTACCGTAGCCTCCGCGCTTTTAACGTCGGTTTGCATCATGGAGGTTTACTCCTTAGACGTTTTGCTGGCCGCCGTACGGATCAACAACGTAGTATGTGATGAAGCCGGTGATTGCGCCGCTAGAAGCGGGGGAGCCACCAACACCGCCGGTGATGTAAACAAAATCAGTTGCGGACATCACAGCACCCATCGAAGTACCGGCAGTGGCGGTGCTCAGGTTGACTGTGGCTTTTGCGTCGGAAGGTTGTTCATTCAACAGCGCTTGCACGTTGGTTGTGCCAGCGGTGTACAGAGTGAAGCCCATGTCGATGGTGGGCGAAGTGCCGCCAGTCGAAGTGGTGGATGCGATGCTGATGGAAGTGATGACTGCGTTGGCGGGCAGAATCACTTTCGCAGTGTTGGTCGAAGAGACCTGAACTTTGGTAGTGTTGGCTGCGGTAATGTCAGCGATGTAGAACTGAGCGACCATGAGGCCGGTACCGCAATAGGCTGTGCGAGTTTGATCGCCGCCGCCCGAACGCCAAATACTTTGGGTGGTAGAGACTGCCATTTGAATTGTCCTTCGTACAAAGATCAGCTAGTCAGTTGTGTACGCATCTGCCGGATCAGTCTGACAAGCCGGGAACTCCGGTTTGAGGCAATATACCCCAAAAAGAAAAGGGGCACAAGGCCCCTTTTCTCATCTCATCAGGACGAACCCGAAGAGCCCCACATACCGAGGGGGTCGGACCAACCGAACGAATAACGCTCGCGGGCCTTGTAACGCACGTTGCCGGTGTCGAAGTCGCCGTCCATGCTGTTTTGCAGCGGTGTACGAACGAAGTGCTTCATACCGTTGGGCACGTCTGTGGTCAAGAACCAAGCGTTGGTGTCGGTCAAGAAGTGGTTCACTGTGTAGCCTTCAGGCACAGCACCCATGTTCTTGATGGCGTTGATGTCGTTATCGTTAGTACCGACGCGGAGTTCGGTTTCCAACAGACGATCAGCAACGAACATCAATGCCGGGGGCACGATGAGCTTTTTGGGCTTAGCAGCGATCAACAGACCACGTTCGTCCGTCCAAGCGGCGATCTGAATAACGGCGGCTTCCAAAGAAGTCTCGTTCAGGTCAACTTGAACAGCGGGGGTGTTGCTGTTGGTACCACCAGAAACCAGCGGGTGAGCTGTGCTGAACAGGGCTTGGCCGTCGCCACCGGGGTAGCTAGAGCTGAAACCGTTGTTCAAAACCGCAGCAGCTTTGACCTGCTTGGTGTATGCCATAGCGCGAGCCAGAGCTTTGGTGTAGCGAGCAGACAAGCTGTCGTACAAGTTATCTTCAATCGCCTCTTCGGTGATCGAGAAACCCAAAGCGATGGTTTCGTGCGTATAGCGGGTGGTCCAAGCTTCCTGTGCGTTGTCGTACGCGATGGCAGAACCTTCGTTCTTCACCGGTGCGGCAGAGAAGCCAGACAGCTTGGTTTCTTCTTCAAACGAACGCTCAGAAGTCTCTGTTTCGTAGATTTCTTTGTGTTCTTCGCCGTAACGAGCATACTCAAGACCGAACAAAGCGTTCAGACCGGGGAGCAACTCTTTCAGCAGTTGTGCGCGTGAAATAGCCATGTTTTACTCCTTATCAGACGCCAGTTGGGTTGAGATACTGATGACCACCTGCGACGGTTTGACCGGTCACGTTGGGGGCGTTCCACTTGACGATAACTTCAACGAAGTTACCAGACGAGTTGGCAGTATCAGGAACAACGTCGATGATGCGGATCGGCAGGGTGGCTGTGGTGGTAGCGCCAGCAGCGGTATAAATACCGACTTTGGAATCACCAGTCACAGTGGAACCTGTGTTCTGCACCAACTGAGCGTTGGAACCAATCACAGTGCGGCCCAGATAAGCGGGCAACAAGCCAGAGGTTGTGTCGTCGGCAGTAGTACCGGTCACCAACACAGCCTTGAACAGCTGGTCGGGGTCATCAGCCACGAAGGCCAAGATGTCGGTACCGGTCTTCACCGCCAAGCTAGCAGGGTAGTACTGCGAGAAGGTGGTTTGGCCAGTCACTGCACTGACGTATTGACAGCCAAGGAACACGCCCACGGGGGTAGCCGTAGTAGTGCCGGTGTCAACTTGAAGGGTACCTGTAGATGCGAGTTTCACCACATCGCCGTAGAAGATGTTGGTGTTGTAACCAACACCAGCGCTACTAGCGATAGCGATTTGACGGGTCGCACCAGCAAATACCTGACCGCCGATCAAATTGACCGGCTTAAGCCCGTAGGGGGCCGAAACGGTAGGGTATGCCATTTAAGACTCCAGAATTTAAGAACCAGAACCAAAGGACACCTTGCTGGATTTCTCTGCGAACAGAGGCATCCGGGCGTCACTTTGACGAAGGAAATTGTTGTCCACCGATTCCACCTGAGCCTTGTTCTGCTGCGCGTAGTAATCTGCGCGCTGCTCCATGAACTCTTCAGGAATACGGCAAAGCAACAAACCACCCACTTCGATGTTTCCCTTGAAACGACCTTCGGTGGAGGCGTGCAACATTAGCTCAGGGTAGTCCTCTGCTTTGCAGGGTTCATAACCTTCGCGTAGCTTGGAAGAAATGTTCGATGGATCAGCGTTCCCCATGATGCTTGTACGCACCCAACGGTGTTTCCAACCGGGTCGTGGGTCGGGTGATGGCAGAACCTCGGGGGCTCGCCACACGGTCGCACGCTGCATAACAGCACGAGACTCGGCCTCACGGCTTTTACGGTTTTGTGTTTGAACTTGTTCCATGTTTAATTCCTATCCAATTTAGCAACCTGTTTCGCATACTCTTCCAAAGGTACCCCGAGACGGCGAGCAATCGCTGCTTCAGAGGCCTTCAGCTTTACGCGGTTAGGCGGTGTGCTACGGGAGGCGGGAGCCACCACAGTAGCGGGTTTTGATGCACGGCGTTGAGGTTCATCCTCTCGGACCGGTTCGACTCTTTTCCGAGGCTCGTCGTCATCCTCATTGCTCTGAGAGTCTTCAGCGAAGAACTCAGGAAATCGTTTGCGCATTGTTTTGTCGATTGTACGGAAATACTCTTCCGACCCGACATAGTCCGCACCATACTGCTTGGCCAATTTCTTGTCAAGGCCCATCGCAGCGGCGGTCATCTCCTCATCGACGCCCCACCAGTCAGAGTTCTCGTTTACCCATTTCTGAGTACGACGGCTCAATACCGGCTTCTGGGGTTGCTGAGGTTGGACATTCTGGAACTCGCGGTCATCCACTTCATGTGGACGCATACTCTCGGCTCGTTTGAACTCCAGAGTAGCTTCTGCGATTTCCGCTTGTGCGTCGGCCACGGCTTCGTAGTCGGCAGCCTCGTGAGCTTCTTTGAGCTTGCGCTTAGCCGCTTGCAGACGGGATTCTGCGGCGGTTTTGGAAGTCTCAATCAGCTCTTTGCTGCCGTTGGCAAGCTGCTGTTGAAGGCGCTTGTTCTCTTCAAACACCTGACGGGCAAAGGCCTCGGCAGCCTCGCGCTCACGCAGTGCTTCTTCTTTGGCACGGCGCTCGTCATGGTATCCACGGGTGAACTTCTTGATACGCGCTTGAACCTTCTCGTCATACGAGGCAAGTTCATCTTCGGTGGGTTCTTCCACCGGCTCGCGCATGGGTTTGCGACCGCGATCTTCGGGCGGGGTATCGTCCTCGATCTCAATCTCAAACTTGTCTTCGGCGGCTTTCTTGCTCGCCTTCTCTTCCTTCTCGTCAGGGAACTCGAAGTCATCCCCTTCAAATTTGGGTAGTGGCATTGTTCACTCCTTAAGCAGCGCGGGTAATCCCACGCGGGTCTTCAACAACAGCCTCAACCGAATCATCATTGATGATGCGGAACTCTCGGCCATGAATCTTCAGGCGGGTGCCTGAATTGGGTCGCACGATGATGAAATCACCCTGCTTGCAGCTCGGCCCACTGGGGAACCGAGTTTTGTCTGCGTAGGCATCGGGGCCCAGCTTCACGACGAACAGGACGGGAGTAAGCAACTCTTCCTTCCAAACTTCGCCAGCTGATTTCACGATGCCTACGTCGCTGTCCGCGTACTCCTCCATTGCTTCTGGTACAACGCACAGAAGGTGGAAAGTCTTGGGATCAGGCAGCTGTTTGGCTTTCTCCTCGGCACTCTTATTCAAAATGCCGGTGAGGTCCACAGCGGAAACGTCAAAGTCGCTCATTCGCGCTCCATTCTTTGCACGAGGTCGTTGATGATAGAGTCTGCGAGGTTTAGACCTCGGATCACCCCACAGACTTTTTTGTATTCGTCGAACGTATCGGCCCGACTAGCGGCAAGGAACGCGGTTTGTTCCTGAATCATTTTCTCGATCTCTTTTTGCACGTGTGCTAGCACACGGATAGATTCGCTCATTTAGGCTCCTTCTTAGAGGGTTGAGGTCTTTGTTGTTGCTGCGCTTGGCGCTGCTGGCGCATTTGAGCGTGATGTTTGGCAGCGTCGATACCCATGCGGACCCCATCGACCTCTGTTTGGCGATTGAGCTTGTCCTTGGCAGCGGCGGCGGTGGCACCCACCTGCATGGCCGCGATCTCTTTCTGGGCGTTGATGCGCTGCTGCTCCAACAACAGCCGTGCGTTTTTCTCGGCGGCTTCTTGCTGTTGCTTCTGAGCCTTGAGCTGCAACTCTTGCTGCTTGAGCTGGAGTTCTTGCATCTGCATCTGGACCACGGGGTCCTGCATCTGCTGCTGCGCGGCTTGCTGTTGAGCTGCCTGTGTTTGTTGCTGAGCGATCTGCTGGGTCGCCTGAGCCGCCATGATGGCGATCTGGTCGGCCATCTCGTCCGGAATCTGCGGAGCCTCGCCCGCGCCCTCGCGGTACTTGTCGTAGTTCGGCAGTGCCTTACCAATCATCTGCTCGACCTGCAAGCGATACTCAAACGCCATGTGCTCGTTAATGTGAGCCATCATCGCTGCGATCTGCTGCTGGCCAGCCGGGTTTTGTTGCGCCATCTGCTGCACCATCGGCGACTGGATAAACGCCTCGTGGGAGGCGATGTGCGCTTGGTGGTTCTGCTGTACAAACGCCTTGAGCGGTTTACCTGTGATGCAGTCTTGGTTCTCCTGCACGGGGTCCACCGGTACAGCGTCGTCCTCGATGGGAATCAGCTTGTTGGCGTTCTTGATGCCCAACACCTCCAACATCTGGCGGTGCAACAGCGGCAGGTTGTACAACTGCGGCGCACTCTGAGCCAGCTGCAAGGCAGCTTGGTATGTCACGATCTTCTGCGCCATCGTCGCGGCGTTGGGATCAGACACAGGGATCACGTCCACCATGTCATAGTCTTCACGGCGTGCGGAGCGACGGCCATCAACCGGCTGGTAGTCGTAGTCTTCCGGAGCGTAGTCGGCGATGATGACCTTCAAGAGTTTGAACTCTTGCTTCATGGCGAAGTGGATGCGCGACTGCACAGCCGTCATCACCTTCAGGGTGCGCTCAAGGATGGCGAGGGTTGTTCCGACAGGAGCTTGGCTGCTCATGTCGCTGACCTTCATGTCTCCACTGGAAGCGAACGCCCGACCCTCTTGAACGATCTGATTGAACAGCGTGTAGAGAACTTGGCTGGGTTCTTTGTAGGGGAGCGGCAGGATGTTGTCGCGGATCGAACCTGACGGGACGTCTACGTCCCTGAATTCGCCCGGTTGAATCGGTGTGTCATCACCTTTAACGCGCAGGCCACGTGACTTGAGACCGCCGGGGAGGTTAGACAATGTGCCCGCGTCAACCAATTGGCGGATGAGCATGGTAGCGGACTTAGCATAACCACCAATAAGATGGATGAGTCCGTATCCGTAGAAGCCGAAGCCGGGGATGTATTGGTAGTGGACAAAGTGCTGTCGCTTGAGGTGGAGTTTGTCTCCTTCATACCAATTCCTCCGGATGGCCAGAATAGTCTGGGTGCCCTTCTCGATAGTCACCACGTATGGCAGGGCGATGCCTGTCTTATTGCCGTCTTTGTCTTTGTCCTCGAAGCCCGGCAGGTCCAAGAGCACGTGCATCTCAAGAATACGATAGCGATCATCTTGGATCGCTGAGAGGCCCATCTCTTCAGCTTTTTGCTTCTCAATGTCGTCGAGCTGGTACGACGGCTCGCCCAACTCCACGTCCATGTAGAACCCAGCCTCTTGCAGTCGAATAACCTCCTGTTCGGTTTTGCGCATCACATGCGTCACGCGCTCGGAGTCCTCGATGTTTGAACTGCCATACGGAACAACAATGTCCTCGGCGGGAATGAACATCGCCACTTGGCGGCCTTTGCTCGGGTCGTAGTAGACCTTCTTGAACGCAGAGCCTGTGATCGGCAGCGCCCACAAGAGCCGCTCGTGCTCCGAGCGATACTCAGACATCACTTCCGTGAGCTGGTAGTTCATGTCCTCTTTGACGCGCAGCGCCGCTTCTTCGCGCAGCTTGTCGATGGCACCCACGATCTGCGTCTTCACCGGCCCCATCGCAGGGAATGTCTCCTGCATCGCCTCAGACTGGAAGCGCACAACACTCTCAGTCAGCATGGGGTGGAACACGCCGCATGCACCTTGCCACGGCTCGGTACGCTCCTCATACTTGAGACCCAAGAGCTTAAGGCCATCGACGTAGGTTTGTATCCAGTCCTTGCGGTCGTTGATGTCTTTGTCAAAGTCACCAACCAGATCAGTCACCAAAGCCGCCAAGTCCTTGTCGTCCATGTACTCGGCGAGGTTGGCATCAAAGTCTTCAGCAGTTTCTTTGCGTGGTTCTAGGTCAATCTCGATGCCACCCAGACCGATGTGTACCGACTCAGGGTCCTCGATTTCGATCTCCATGTCGGGGCCCATTTCATCTGTGGGCATACCTTCCGGGGCTGCGTACAAACCTTTTGCGATGTCCATGTTTCGTCCTTACACTGTGTAGTACCGCTCCCTGCGGTAACCTTTGAACCACTTAATATCTTCAGGCTCGTCCACTGGGAGTCTGAGGAACCCGCCCTGACGGAATCTCATCAAGGCCAATGTCGTCGCGTCCACCAAGTCATCGTGCTCGCCTGACGGGAACGCAGCAATCTCATCCACTAATTCTTCGGCCCAGCGCGTGCGTGGGACCCATACCTTGCCAGAGGCGATCAAGTCCGAGACGCTGTTTAGTCTCGCAATCTTATCCTGCCCCTTGCTGGGCGTAAACTCCTGCACGGGGATACCCATCGCTCTGAGCTCATAGATCAGCGGCGCACCCGACGCTTTCTTCTCGATGATGACGGTGTCAGGCTCGTAGTTCTGATATTCGTCGAGCACATCTTTCTTGAGGTCCGGAAACTCCACCCGCTTCTTATATGTGTTCAAGAGGATCACGTTGGGCCGGTTGCCGTCCTTGGGGTTCTGAAACACACCCCACGTCGTCCCCGCTGAGTAGTCGGCACGCTGGGTTTTCTCAAAGGCCGTGTCCCATGATTGAAGAATGAACTCGCACACCGGTGGCTCATCCTCCTCCCACCACTGCCACCAGTCTCGTTTGACGATGGCACTCTCATTCCCGACAGGGTTCTGCTGATACTGCGCCTGCCACTTGGCGTTTGGCAGTTCTTCTTTCAGCGCAGAGAGCTCCTCGATGGACCAAAACTGTGGCCATAGGGGATTACCCGAGGGTAGGATCGCTGGGAACTCGATGACCTCCCACTCTTCGCCGCCGCGCTGTGCGCTCGCCTTGAGAACTTGGCCAGTCAAATCACGCTGGGCCCACCGAGTCATCACGATCACAATCGCCCCACCCGGCTGCAGACGCTGGCGCGGCCCGGAGGTGTACCACTCATAGACCTTGTCATACACATCTGGGTTCACCGCCGCCATCGCAGCTTCTTGTTCTGAGTGCGGGTCGTCAATGATGAGGATGTCCGCGCCTTTACCGGTCACAGCACCGCCAACACCAATAGCGAAGTAGTCGCCACCCTTGGATGTGTTCCATCTACCGGCTGCTTTGGAGTCGGAGCTTAATGAGAGGTCGGGGAATATCTCGTGGTACACCTCAGTATCCACCAAGTTCCGCACCTTACGACCAAAACCCACCGCAAGTTCAGCGGTGTGGCTGGTCTGGATCACTTTTTTGTGGGGGAACCGCCCCAAAAACCAAGCCGGTAGTAAATATGAGGCGAATTCTGACTTCGTATGTCGTGGCGGCATGTTAATGATGAGCCTTTTGCACCGGCCATCGGCCACACGCTCGAAAGCTTCCGCCATTCTCTTGTGGTGTGCACCCGAAATGAACGTCGGCCACACTTTTTCCACGAATTTGATGAATTTGGTCTGGGCAAGCTCCCTGTCTTTGAGCTTTTCCAGCTTGATGAGCTGCGCTTCGAGCGTGCGCAGGTCCGTATCGGTCAGTTTCCCCGAGTCAATCAGGGCTTCAATGTCTCTGAGAGTGACTTCACTCACCGTTTTCACCCTCTACAGCTTCCTTGAGCGCCTCTTCGGGGGTCTTTTCTTCCTTGCGCTTGTCGATTCCGTCCAGTTCGTCGATCAAATTGGCTGTTACGTCGGTCACGTCAGCGTTCAGTAAGCGTTTGACACGCTCCTTGATGGACTTTTCGAGGGCTGAAGACGTCGTGTGGTTGATGGTGATCTCGCTGCGCTCGGTGAAAAGCCCAATATCTGAGTGCTTTCCTAGTAATTCCAGCGCCTTCAATTCCGTTTTTGGGTCCCCGCAGTTGGCTATGGACACCAATTTGTTCGTGATGAAGTTTCTGGCTTGCATCGCATCAGCAAACGCTTGGAAATCAAACTCACGAATGAGTGCGTGTGCCGCAGCAGCCTCTGCCGACTTTGTTACGTGCCGTGGGTTGTTGGGCTTGTTGGTGCCCGTGATGAGACTCGCAGCTTTGTGCAGGTCGTTGTTGTCGTAATGAATGTCCCCGCCGAGCTCCTTGATGAGATCAGCGGTGTTGATTGCCGTCGCTACAGCATCCTTATGCGTCTTGGGTTCCTCATCACTGAGGTCAAACGGGACTGGATGTTCCGCAGTAGGCTCAACAGGAATCATATTGTGTGCACCTTAGTGAAAAGGGAGGTTGGGTCGAAATGTAACAGAACATATATAGGGTATGCAAATTTTTTCTTTGGGTCCCCTTGACGGGGGGTTTCTATAGAAATTAGCGAAATTAGTCTGACAGCATAATTTGAAGGGGGAGGGGGGTATTGTTATGAAAACGCTGAACCTTGTGATCGGGTGTGTGGAACAGTGTGTATAGGACCCGTACCTCCTTTTGCTGTGGTTTTGGGTGGGTGGGGTCTTATATTTGTAAGGTTTATTTTTCTTTCCCTTAGACTTGCATTTTGTACCACAATTAAGATATAATCCAGACATGAAACAAACAAAGGGTTTGCTTCTAGGTTGATAAGAACCTGCATCCCGCGAATCTTATATTTGTAAGAAAAGGTTAGAAATATGTCAGAAATCAAAGTATTGAATGGTGTTGCAATGGCCGCTGAGGTCACCGAGCTTGACGTGGCGCGCAAGGCAGTCGGCGAGGGTTTCAAGAAAACCGGCGAGGTTATCTCAGCGTATGCCAAAGCATGCACAAAGGCTTTCGGTGCTGAGTGGTGGAACGCCAAAGGCGAGACTGGCAAGGCGGTCAAGGCTGAACGCGATAAGTTCTTTTCGATGGGCGAAACTCAGTTGGCATGGACAAAGAACAACTGCTACCAGCAATGGTTGCGCGTCCAACTGGCCGCTGGCCGTCCTGAGAAAACCAAAGCGCCCCAGCTTGTCGGCGGCAACGATATCGACGGCAAGACAATCAGCGAACTAAAGACAATCCTGAATCGCATCTTAGGCGCCGATGCCGATGAGTGCCCGAAGTCCCAACTGGCCAAGCGCCACCTGATTGACGCCGCCGAAGCGTTGGGCATCGACACCGCGACAGAACTCAAACACTAAGCCCTACCAACTAACCCACAAGCCCGCCACTCGGCGGGCTTTTTTGCGTCCATGTCTTATAAATATAAGATCAGCCCTGCAATGTTATATTTTCTAGCGCAACCCCAGAGGCTGAGGCATACCAGTTCTCAGGATAGGCTTAGAGGCTCGATGGTAATGTTACGTTTCTGGGCAAGGCATACCAGTTCTCAGGGTAGGCTTAGCGGGCTGGCCTTACAAAAATAAGATTGTTACGGGTTTTGTTACGTTTTTTGGGTTTCATAACAGAATTTGTAACGCGCCAAATGGCTTAACCATGCGGTTTTTCGGTGTGTTTTTAAACATTGGATTAAAGTTATGCGATTTTTGAAGATTAAGCAAGCGTGTCCGCGAACGAAGCTCTCAGCAAGTGTGCAGTTTTCCCCCCACAAAAAATCCCCCGCCGCACTCTCATTTTCTATTTTTATTAAACATTTATTTATTTATTTAAAAACCATGATAAAATCCGCGTGGTTGAGCCAAACACCGCGTTACAAATGTTGTTATGAAACCACTTTTCCCTCGTAACAACGTAACATTCCGAACGTAACATTCCCAACCCCTCAAACCACAGGAAAACGTAACAATGCCAAACCTCCACGATTTCATCATGGCCACCGCAAAACGTAACAATGCAAGCGGCAACACCGACCCCAACACCAAGCCCAAAAACGTAACAACCCGAGACGGTAGCAAACACATAACAACCCGAGACGATGCCAAGTTCCGAATCTCCAGCGGCATGACCCTTGCCGTATCAACCGCCCTGCACGACCAACTCCAACGCTACTGCACCGCGAACCCCCGTGCCCACAAAACCACCGGAGAACTCAAACCCATGTCCACGGCCAAGGCCATTCGATACGCTGTGTACGAAGCACTCAACGACCCATCCAAACTCAAACCCCGACCCAAGCTGCTGCCCTCTTTTGTACTGGCCCCAACCCGTGACCAACACCTGAGCTGGACGTTCGACAAGAAGCAAGACCGCGAACCATTCGACACCCTCTGCAAATCCCTCGGACTCACTGCCTCTGCTTTCACCCGCCGAGCCATCTACCTATTCACGAAAGACCACGCCGACCCTGACGCAAAGACCCACATGCAAGCGGCCAGCGATGGGTGGGAAACTTGACAATACCATAACATTGTGGTACAATATAAGAAAACATGAAAACGAAACCCACAAACCCAAATCTTATATTTGTAAGGAGAGCGACATGGCAGACTTTGAATGGATGGAATGTGAGCAGTGCGGTGACGATGTGCACATCGAACGCTGGAAGCTGGGGTATCGGTATTGCAAGTTCTGCGGTGAAGAGATGGCCCGTGCCGAACGAGCCTCGTGGTGCATCATCCAAGAATACGGCAAGGGCAACTATCAGTACGTAACACCTACGTCAGCATACACAACCCTTCAGAACACTAACCAGAAGCACACCCGAGGCCAGCTGTGACC